TTACTTCTGGACGCACAGTGTTTGTATTTGCGGAACGCGCTATCGTATCCTGCAATAGGACATCATTTAGTGGAGAGCTGTTCGCCCGACGTACTCGTTCTTGGAGATTAGGTAGCCCTTCGCGCCCCGATAGTTCGAAGCTAGGCGTAGTCATTTCAGTGAACGACGGAAGTTGGGCCGCGTCCACCCTCTCTCCAAAAGACGGCAACCCTTCGCGCCCTGCGTAACGCTCGAACACAGGAGGTAAATTATATGGCTGCGTATCGGGCGGGAATACCGACGCGGTCGGTTCTCTATAGGAAGGGTTTACGGCGGTGATACTATCGCCAACAGGCTCCATACCCATCATGCGACTACGCTCAGCACGCTGCTCCACATTGGCTATGACGCGAGCCGCCCCTTCTTCCCCAAGGGATTCGAGGTACTCATCCACACTCATACCCAGCTTGTTGGCATAGGCAATCACAGCGGGGTCAGTCTTAACCTTGTCTCCCTTAGCCATCTTCTTGACCGGCCCGCCAGCGTACATAGCCTGCACGCCTGTGTTCTGCGCCATGTCAGTGCTCGGGGCTAGGGCTCGCGCCATATCAGCGATACCACCCTGCGGGACTCCTGCAGCTGCGATAGCCTCTTGGGCCACCGTACCTTGGTCGCCTTTGGCATTCTGCGCGGTGAAGTCGTCCTTCATGCGCTTGCGGCGCATGATTTCCCCAAGAACAAGAAACTGCGGGGCGCTACCCGAAGGTGTCTGCATTTCCCGCACGAGCTGGTCTTGCGAGAAGTTTTTCAACTGATCTTGGAGTTGGACGATGTTCATTAGCCATACGCCTTATAGAGAGAAAGTCCTGTGAGTCCTGCGCCGAGAGCCTGTTGCGCCGGGTTGGTGTAGACCGATCCAGTTGTGGTCGAGGTTCCAGCATTTGCTACAGGCAGGCCGCGCAGGATGTCTGAGTAGAAGCCCAGCTGATCTTCTGGATAACCTTGCTCACGTAGGTAGTCCTGATAGCCGATATCCAATCCAGCCTGCTGTTCGGCCATTTGGTCTTTACCAATGCTCTCGAGCAACTGGGCATTTTGGATTTCAGTCTCGCGCTCTTTTTCGCCGAGGCCTGCCAGCTGCTGCCCCGCCCGACCTGCTGCATCCAGTGCCGCCAGACCTTGGCTTGCGCCGAACTGACGTGATGCTTCCGTATCGGTCTGGACGCGTGCGAGCTCCGCTGCTTGTGCTGCCTGAATACGTGCGGCCTCTGAAACGCTGATGCCCTGCACTCGGGCCATTTCTTCGGCTCTGGCTCTCTGTACCCGAGCCGCCTCGGCAGCTGTAGCGCCTTGGTACCGGCCAGCCTCGCCAGCCTGTGCTGTTTCTGTCGCCATCCGAGCCGCGCGGTCAGCCTCGAACATTCTTTGGGCATCCCCGTATGCGGAAGACAGCCCCTGAGCTTGAAGTTCCCCTTGACGCCGCAACAAGTCGCGCTCGGCTAGACCCTCTTGAACACCTTGGCGCGATCCACCGTAAGCACCTGCGGCCACTGCGCGAGAACTGCGGCCTTGCCGCGCGATGTCATAATCCTCTTGTGCCTGATCTTTCTGGAATTTGACCACGTTCTGCATGTACGGGTCCATGTACTGGGATATTGCGTCACCAGTGAACTGGCCAGCAGGGCCAAACTGAAATTCTTTGAACCCAGCCTCTGAGAAACCAGAAAACGGCGAAGCCTCGGTAGCCTTGAAGCCACCGTACTGCGAAAAATCCCCTGTATTGTATTGGCCGAGCTGCCGAGCCAAGTCGATATTCCCGCGCGCTACACCTTGGGCTTCGCCCAGACCTGCGATTCCCGATCCAGCGATGTTACGAGTAAGATCACGGGCTGCTCCAATGTCGGCGTAGTCTGCCGAGTCTGCAAGCCGCTGGCCACCGTAGGCCTGATATGGCTGTAGAGACTGCTCTTCGACGCGGCCCATAAGCCGTTCGAAGTATGGCATGAACTCCTCGGGGATGTTCGTCTGCGTAACCGTCTGTTCGGTTGGAGTCGCGCTGCTTCCGCCGGTGCTCATGGTAGATTTTCCCTGTACTGTTCGAGGGTCTCATGGTGCGTAAAGAAGCCCCGGACTTCCATGCTAACCGACTGCATGTAGTCCCGCCCCTTACATATATAGATAACATATGCAATGATCTCTGCATACCAGTCGCGAAGGACGTAGGAGAACACTCGGTCGTTTGCCGAGCCCTTCTCCAGCTTGTTGGCATCGAGCCAAGCGTTGATCCCTGTCACGATGATTGGAATCAGCTGGTGCTTGTACTTATCAAAGAACGGGTTGAGAGGCAGCTCGGTCAGAGCGACAAAAAGCGTGCGGGCAATGTCTGCGTCGGTGACGGGCTTGTCCTTGTCGATGAGGTCGTCGAAAACCTCGCAGATGTCGCCAAACTGACGGATGAACCAGATGGCGTTCATATCGCCGGTCCACTCTACGAGCTTAGCGTCGCGTAGCTTCCGCCACTCTTCGGTGTCAAACTCAGGAGTCATGCGGCCACCCGTTTACGCAGTTCAGCCGGTGCCTTTGGTCCGGCCCCGTTCACAGCGGATAAGAATCCACCCCCGAACTTCCTCTCAAGTGCATCAGTAGCATCTTTGCGAAGCACAAACTCGCCATCAGCTAGGAGCACATCTTGTTCCCCGTCAATCGTAGCAGGCACCTTGTCATCTACACCAGAACCGTCGCCGGGACCGCGGACCATGCCGTTTTCGCCGTTGGCAAAGCGCTCGCGGGTATCATCGAATTCGCCAGACTTCACGGAGTTTACCAGATCGCGCAGGGCAGACTTGCCGTACTTGGCCAAGAACTTACCGAGGGCAATTTCAGGCTGCGGATGCTGCCCCTTGATGGCAGCGATAGCCTCGACGATTTCGGTCTTCTCGTTTGGCTTTTTGACGTCCCCGCCTTTGGCATAGGGGAGCGCGCCTGTATCTCGGTAGGCTAGAATGTCTTCGTATGAATACGGTCGTCCGATGCCATAATTAAACTCAGGATCGATGCCGGGACGATACCCCAGCGGAGGAGTTAGCTGGACGCGCGGAATAGGTTTCATCTCTATGTCGGCAGCGATGGGCTTGGCGGCGGTAGGTTTTATTGTTGGGGTTGGAGTAGCCAATGCACCTCCGATCTGTGACCCAATACCCTGCGCAGAGCTCATAAAGTTCATACCGTTACGGATTCCACTGCCTAGTGCTCCACTGCCAAAGAACCCCGAATTAGCTGCAGGTTGCGGGGGCATAAGGGAGCTAATACCGCCCGCCGAGCTAAGCGGGGTGCCTGTCGTCATCGCATTTGCCCCGGTACCAATAGCGCTTTGCCCGGGCATCGGTTGCTGTAGTGCGCCACCCGCAGTGCTGCCCATAAGCCCGCCGAGAAGCTTGCCACCTAAGAAGGAGCCCAGTCCTGCCTTGAGTCCCGCACCGAGGTCTCGTTGCTCGATGGCTGTCCCAAGGCCTTGACCAACAGCCCCCGCAATCAGCGGAGTTAGTGAAGCAAGGCCCAGCGCGCTGCCAATGGCGGGGGCGAAGGCGGACCCGAGAAAGCCCAAAATCATAGGAAGCATGGCAGTTCCTCTAGCAAGTTTTACACAATTTAGCAGATGCCGCGCTATACGACAATCCGAAGCTCATAGCTGTTGCTGCGTTACGGTTACGATTATGGCAGGCCCTGCCGGATGGAAGGCGGTTGCCGCGAAGGCGTCAAGGCTAACGTTCGTGTCATCAGCCGCCCACATAACTCGGACATATTGGTTGGCCTCTAACGACACATCGTATGTCGCGGAGAACGGAAAATAGGTACCGGTCCCAGTGAGACTGATAGCCCGCGTGGTATCCGGCAGATTTGTGCCGTTCTTCTCCAGCCAGATGTACACGCTCTTCGAGCTGGCATTAGTGGATGCGAGCTGAGCAGAGATATCGACGTGGTAGTACCCCGCCTGTGACGCCACAATCCTAGAGGCTGGAGTGCCGAGCGTAACCCCGTTCGAGATTTCGGTAGCCGTATAGGTCACCGCAGTGGCCGTATTTATAGCTGACAGAGTTTGGTCGGTGCTTGAGATGAATGTGCCGTAATCCAACCCAATCGGTATGGTCGGCCTAACCATAATTTCTCCGACGGTGGAGCTTACGGTTAGAACTGCAGCGACAGAGACCACCACATCCGGGGCCGTCGGACGGACCTTGGTAAACCGCCCAGCCGTCGTTGCGGAGGCGTATAGGATATCCCCTGCGACCCAAGTCTGGCTTACTGTGGAGCCCGTGGTATTTAGACCTCGGACTTTTCCGTAGACTGTGACCGCGCCGACGGCCTGATCGACCATCTCAAAGGTGGTGACGCCGACGAAGTACAGCTCCGGGATAGAGCCGTTGGCAATGTAGGGAGAGACATTGATCTCGCCGTTTACCCCGGCAAAGCCGACAACGGAGCCGTTCGGGATGGTAGACCCCGTATTGTTCCGGCACCGCATGAAGGTCTCAAAGCCGATCTGCTGAGTGACGTCGTTCAGGTGCGTAAGGTTGAACGTGTCCTCGGCGGCGTTGTATGACAACTCCCCAGCATCGATTTTTTCACCAGACGGGTTTAACGTGACTGTCGTGAAGATCGCATCGCCCGGGTTATTGACCTGCTGCACAAATACCGAGAACGCACGGATGAGCTGGGCCATGTATTGACGGTTGTAGTTCTCCGGCGGCGTTGGAAAGAAGGGTGCTGGTGCATTACTCGGCATTACTTCCTCCCGTCCGTTCTGAGATCAAGCCTCGGATCACCAAGCCGCCAAGCCGTATTTATCTGACTGGAATCAATACGCAGGGATATTGACCGCCCGCGTAGCCGTGTAAAAATCTGGTTGGTGAACTGTTCCACCGGAAGGCTTGAGGTCTTGGTGACTGGGTCCGCATCCGTCGCAAAGTAGGCCCCCCCGGGGAAGTTCCGGGCCTTTAGAGTGATAGTTACCGTGGGCGCGTCGTTCGTTGAGTTTCGGAATGTGAGATCGGGGATGAGCCTAGTGGCGAACATAAAGTTGTCACCGTCCCCCATGTCTATCACACTCGACTCGACATAAGCAGTTATGGGGGCCGGAGGGTTCACGCTTCCATCATTCAGGCCGTTCTCTTGGTAGTACACATACCCATCCGGCGAGATAGCCAGCGGGTACTGTAGGACGTTACGATCCAACCAAGCCGTGCGAGAGAGCGTTCCGTAGTACCATACGCGCTGTTCATAGTTATAGACGACGTACTTATCGTTCTCGCTGCTGGCAGCAGATGGATAGAACCACCACACCTCAGAAAATGAACTGCAATGACCTGCGTAAATCTTAAGCTGTTGCGAAACGTTCAGATCAGAGAAAACGTATTCCTTCACGTCGCATGGAATCTGCACCGCGGCACCGTCATAGATATAGAACTCGTTGCTACCCATCCAGTAAACAGAGTCTCCAACGGCTACGGAAGCATTGGGCGCGGCAATAGATATAGAGGATGAGACTTCTTGAATTCCGAATGTGTAGGGGGGCCCGATATATTGCATTGCGTGAATGGACACATCGGTGAAGACGAGAATCTGTTGCTTGGTCTGCACAGCTGATATGATCTCAGACCCGGTACCAATACGCAGTTCACCCGCAGTTGTTGTCGGCAGGGTGCGCCATTCAGCAAGGTTCTCTTGGTCAGAGAAGCGAATCGTCAGTGGGTCCTGAACACCGGGAGTGCCCTCTGGGTCACAACCAAACGCAATAACGTGCCGATCACGCTCCGATATCATAACTAGGCGGGCAACCGTCGGCACTGCCTGAGCGCCGGGGAGCGTCTGCAGTTCAACTCCGCGTGTTGAGAGGCCCGCGCTCTTGTCCCAGTAATAAATACGTCCGTTCTGCAGACAGAAGATCAAGTCCTCTCCAAAACTATCCTGCGACCAGATAGGAAGCTGTGCGCTAGGTAGTGTTGTACGCGTCCCTGAACCCCAAGTCCCGCGAGACCAAGTGCCAGAGCCCCAACCACTGCCTGCGATAGCCGTATCTAGGGCGACGTTGATCTGGTAAGCACCAACGACAGACGCACCGCCGGTTCCGGTATCCGAGGAATTAGCCGTAGCCGTTGCGGTTATCTGGTATACACCCCCGCTTACGACGTTAGTAACCTGATACTCTCGGTTTAGTACAGAAGCCGTGATGTTACCGCCGAGGCTAACCGCGCCAGAGAAGGTCACAAAGTCTCCCGTGAGAGCGCCGTGCAGGGTGTCATTCACGTTGATGATATTGGAACCCGTGGTAGCGGAAAACGTTACGCCGCCGGGCGCTGTCGTGGCGCGAAGGGGGGTGATATCGTTTACCGATCCACCGCTCAGGATGTAGTACTTTAGGTTGGTGCCACACCCGGTGTACACAGAGCCGTCGAGCGCAGTCCATGTAAGCAGAGACCGCCCAGTGCCAAGCAGCGGATCACGCGTATAGCGGGTCCAGCCCCCGATAGTTTCAGGTTTACCTGCCCGAAAACGCACAAGGTTCCCATCCCACCATCCGCCCTCATTGGCATAGGCAGTGGTCTCACGGTTAATACCGGGCCGGAATACGAGTTTTGTGAGTGCCATAGCAATCTCCTGTCCGTAAGATACTACACCACTCGAGAAGTTTAGCCAACATCTCGATCTGGCGAGTTTAGGCTCGCCTGCCGCAGCCCGCGTCAAGTAGTCGGATCAGGTACGCACCGGAAACAGTCGAAAGCGGCCCCCCGTCGTCAGCCAAAGCCCGTGCATGTTCGCTGCTCGCCGTTTCGGTACCTACGCAGACCGCATCAGTGTTTGCCGCGCTCACGCAACCAATCGTGGGCAGCGTCAGCATCAGACATGCGACCCACTTCGTCCATCCGTCTCCGTGTTTCAGCATAATCTTCAAACTCCTCTTGTTTGGCGTCAGCCTGAGCCGCTTTTCTGCCACCAAGCCAGCTAGCTGCTAGCGCGGCAAGGACAAGACCAATACCTATAGCCCAGAGTTTTAGACGCACAAAGATCAACGGTCGCCCTCTGCCCACTTTTTGATGCGCTCCCGCATAACCCAGAGCGCGGCAAGGACGACAATCCCGGCAAATACCAATGCGACAATCTGAGCCGTGCCATCTAACGCGCCGACGGCGGCAACACCAGCGCCCGCACCCGAAGCAATCTGTATGGTGGAGGCCTGCACGGTGGTGGATTGCGCGACACTTGTGCGCCCCTCAAACTCACCGCCCATAGGGGTCAGAAACAACTTGCGTTCAGCATCGCGGCGACGGGTTAAGCCTTTTAGAACCTTGCCGCCAGCCTTGTTCCAAAGCAGAATCGCTTTTGCCGCGCCTTCTTTGTCGCCCGCGTTGAACGAACGAAGGGCGGATGACTTCTTGAATGCACCGGGACCGATGTTGTAGGCCAGCGACACAAACGCCCCAAATTCGTTTTCGTTAGCTGGCGCGGTGATCGACGGGATGATCTGAGCGGCAAACTTGGCTAGCGCAGCGTGCAGATATTTTTCCGCGTCGCTCCGGCTGATGGTCATACCTTCACTGGGCGTGATGCCAACGCCCGCCGCTGCCGTAGTGCCGTAGCCAATGGTCCAAATGCCAGCGGGGCACTTATAGGCCTTCGCACTAAAGCCCTCAAATTCCTTGACCAGATCAACGGTCGCTTGGTTAATGTTCATTTGCTCCCCACCTTCGCAATGAGTGACTTTATGTCATCGCGGATTTCGCCCAGCATCCTGTTGGTCTCCTCGCGAGACTGCCGGGTCATTTCCAAATCCTCTTTCCGCTGATACCAAAGCCGTTTGATCTCTCTACCATTTTCAACGCTGCGCGCTTCGAGGCGAATAAGCCAAACAATGGTCGCCACGAATGCAGCGGCAACCGGCCAGAAGGTGCGTATAAATTCCATCTCTATGTTACCTTCCTCAGACTTATTCTACGGGGTAGGGGTAGCGCGCTTTGATCTCAGCGATCTTCGCGAGCCATTCGGTCTCGGTAGCCTCACCACGCTGCGACATAAAGAAGAGCGGGTCGGCTTCGAGGCTGTAAGCGGCCCGGCGGTTTGCCTCTTGCTGCTCACGGGTTGGTAGAGGTGGTGAAACAGCTATCCAGCTGCCGCCCGACCACTCATGACCCCGCCCCGGCATAAGAGGAACCTCTACCGTACCTTCCGGGTACGTTGCTAGAACCTCAACGCTTGGCTCCGAAAGTGTTTGCCAATATCCACGATCAGGGTGAAAAAATCCGCGCTCCATTATCTCAGCTCCGACCAATTTAGGATAGTTGCGGTCCCATTAACGCGATAATAGTGGTTGATGGGGACAATGATGTAAGTATAAGGCCAATAAGATGAGTAGGAAGTCCCTATGTCAACCCAAGTAGTGTTGTTGGTGGATACCTGAACTGACCGATCAGTCGAATTGCTGAGACGAATGGCAAGTTGGATCGGGCGGCTCGTGGTGTTTTGGTAGCTCGTGCTAACAGCGCGCGATGCCTCTACATCTTGCCAAGTCTGGCCAGAGCCAACTGCGTTTGTAGCGGTGGTGGCTGTCGCTGCGTTTCCACTAATGCTGATGCCCCAAGTGCCAGTCGCACCGCTGCCCGCGTTAGAGGGTTTCCCATTGAGCTGGGTCTGGATCGAAGATGTTACCCCATCAACGAAGTTCAGTTCCGTCACAGTAGCCGTTAGGCCTGTAATCGATGAGGCGCTAGTCGCAGTCGTGGCTGTCGTAGCAGTCGTAGCCGTCGTAGCATTGCCCGTCAGGGCCCCTACAAACGTGCCCGCAGTGACGGTGTTCGTCGACGGGTTATAGGTGAAGGTCTGGGTACTATCTTGCAGCAGCCCGTAGTAGCCCGTGTTCGATTGGGTAGTGTCCGCAAATGGGATCTTAAAGGCTAAAGATCTTGTGTCTGACGTCACCTTAACGGTGTCCGCCTGCGGCGACGTTGAGCTTACCGTGGTAAAGCTAAGAGTGCCGGTACCGTTGGTGCTCAGAACCTGACCAACTGTTCCATCTGCCGATGGAAAGTTAATGACATCGAGAAACGCCTGCAGGTTGGCATCATATGCCAGCACGTTCGTCCCAATGACGAGGCCTAAATTAGTACGAGCATCTACAGCGCTAGAGGCTCCGGTCCCGCCGTCGGCAACAGCCAGATCGGTGATACCCGTAATAGTACCCCCGGTGATCTTGACAGAGTTCATGGCAAAGTTGTCAGTCAGGTTTACAACACCTGCTGCGCCCCCGCCGCCATTAGAGTAAATCACCCCGCTGTCACCATTGGCGATGGTCACTGTTGTGCCGGAACCCTGCGTGAAGATGACCGACTGACCAGACAGGTTGTAGACGTAATAGATCTTCTGGGCGTAGTTAGGCGCGATGGTGATCGTATGGGTGGCGCTCGGCGTGCCACCAAGAACCAGAGCCTTGTACTGGCCGCTAGATAAAGTGCCGTCGGATGTCGTGAGCGTTGACGCGGTACCACTCAGAGGTAGCAAAACCGTGCCATTGATGGCCCGATCAAGGATGTTCATGTTATCGTTGACAACTTCACCCCAGACACCATCGAGTTCGCCGTCGGCTGGGAGTTCAACCCCGAGGTTATTAGTGTATGTACTGGGCATAGGTCATCCTCACGCCGCGATGGTTGTCCAAATGGTCGGTGGAGTCGGCCCCACCGCTGTCCATGAATTTATAGCATCTGGATTGACTTCCGTCCATGTCGAACCGGGATTTGGCACGATACTGCCCCAAACTGTCGCCTGACCAATACGGCCAGTGGCACTAACACCGAGCGGAATGACGTTAGCAGAGCCTGTGGCACCAAGGGTGCCGATTGCGCCAGTGGCAGAAACACTAGTAACTGCGGCGTTAACGTCGATAACTACAAGCACATTTCCGACTGCGTTAGTAGCAGAAACACCGACTAAAGTTAGGTTCGCATCGGCAGACACTGTAGCGTCGCCAACTTGACCTGTACCGCTTACGCCGGACACAAGGGCGTTAGCAGAGACCGTTACGGTAACGGTACCCACAAAACCACTTGCCACGACACCTTCAATGTCTGGGAATACGGCGCTACCAAGCTGCCCGGTCGCTACCACTCCCGTAGGTGAAACGACGGCGGACCCAGAAACAGTAGGCGTTCCTGTCTGACCTGTCGCGGATACACCAACAAGAGAAGCTGTGACTGCTGCGCTTACAGCTACGGAGCCTACGGCACCTGTAGCCGCGACACCTGTGGGTGTGGTAACAGCACTGCCTGTTAGTGTAACGGAGCCTACGGCACCTGTAGCCGCGACACCCGTGGGTGTGATAACAGCGTTACCCGTTGCCGTAATGGAGCCTATAGAACCTGTAGCCGCAACACCCGTAACAAGAACGGTGACGTTAACCGCCACTACCCCTATGTCGGCGAGGGGGGAAGATGCAAGTGGCGTAAAGCCTAGCATGGCTTACCTCATGGTTTTACAGGCCACGTCACGCTGAGCGGGAACCCTTCTTGTAGAGGTATACCACGAAGTGCCCTACGATACGATAACCATTTGGCTGGTACTGGGACGCCAATCTCCATGGATTTAACAATAACCCAATCCGTCTCAAGAAGTAGTCGGTCCCGTTCGATGCGGACAGATGAGGACTGTGATGCTTCGCTCTGCTGTAGTTCCTCTGCCGTTAGGTCGCGGACGGTGTGGACAGTTTCCCAGCGGCCCAGCGTCGCATTGAAAACGCAGCTCGTAATAGTGGCTTCCTGAGTATGCGTATCATACTGAACCTCTACCTCGTAGACAGGAAATACGCCATACGACGTCAAGGTCTGCTCCGTTGGATGAAGCGGAAAACTCGTGTCCGGGTTATCTTGAAACAGTTGCCGTACAGAGTAAGGGAACTGCACGACGGAGCCGTCTTTGGTTAGAACGTGCATATTCATCTCCATGAGACTGCCGCAATGGATATAGTACCCGATGTACTGGTCGTCGCAGTCTCGACAAAGCTCGCAGTGTCATTTAGCGGTAGGATATTCGCAACTGCCATTGTCGCTCTTGCGTCTGGGCTGCCATCATAATTCTCGGTAGCACTGGACCATGTAGTTGTCCGGCCTGAGCCGGTTGGTCCAACAACAAAAAGTGTCGCTCCCCGAGCGCTTAGGTTAATTGTGGCGGTACGGGTCGTCACGGATGTCACGGTCGTCGCAGAAAAAGTGCTCGTGGGTGTCGAGCTTTTCCATGCCGTCAAGGTATAAACAGCTAGGTTACACGCATCCACCTGAGCAGACCAAGTAATGACAATATCTGCCGTTGTTCCAGATGTTACCAAGCGCGATGCGATACCGCACTGGATTGTGGCAGCGCCGCTAACTACGCTTGGTGAAGCCGCATGAACAGTAGCTGCAGTGCCCCCGATGGTCACGGACGATAGGGTATTCTCCGCACTGCTCCGCCCCGCCGCACAGGCAATGACAACGAGACGGTCATCGCTGGCAGTTCCAATAGATACCCCGGTAAAGGTATAAGTTGTCAGCTTCGAGAGGCTTGAAGTCTGGGTTATATAGGTCAACCGTGCCGCGACGGGGACAGACCGGAGCTTGTCGGACAGCATTAGGTTACCTGCCCGGTCAGGACGCCATAGATAGTCGTACCGACCTTCCAAAGGACAATAACAGTATTTCCGCTGGCAGGGGCCAACGTGGGCGCAGTTCCGCCAACCCACGTCACGGGTACAGATGTCCATGTGATTGTAAAAGACGACGCACTGTCATTGATCATAAAGGTAATGGACTGACCAGCAGCCCAAGTTCCCGCTGTGGGTGTCGAGTTGGCACTGAGCGTCCACGTCTGGATAGAACCATTGGTAGGCGACAGTGCGGGTGTCGTGCCAGTGACGGCAAAGATTTCTTCTGTGTAGCCGTCATTCAGGACAGCGCCAGTCAGCGTCTTATTGCTCAGGGTCTGCGTATTGTCTGGAGACACAAGGTCCGCCGCCGCCGCTGTGACGAAGACCGTCGCAGTGCCGGAGAGGTTTAGCAGTGATCCGGTCGAAGACTGCACCAAAGATCGAGTAAGGGTCGTACCGGACGATGTGTACGTACCGGTCCCGATTTCCCAAGCAGTTCCGTCTTCGATAACGTAGCTCACGCTGTCTGCGTTGGCGACGCCCGCTGCGGTAAAGGTCTGGTAGCCAGTTGAAGCGGAGCCAAGCGTAATAGTTCCAGTGCCAGTCGTGGCAGTGGTCATCTTTGCCCGGTTTACGAACTTCGGCATATCAGCCCTCCACCTCGGCTAGGTTACGCGATGCGGATGATGGCGTTGGAAGCGTCAGCTGTAGGAAACTGGATGGTAAACGTACCAGAAGTTGACGTTTTGTCAGCCCCGAAGTCCAACACTGCCACCGAAGGGTTGGTGTAGGTATGCGTCGGAGTCGTGTTGTAGATCAACGCACCGCGAGCAGTGATCGTGGCCGACGTAAATGAGATATCGGCGAAGTCAGTGAACGCTGTGGTGCCCGACGTCGTTGGCGAGATGTTGGTCAAGGTGCCCCCACCCGCAGCGTAAGTGCCGGAGTTTGCGACCTCGTTGGTCGAACTGTACGCAGTGGTGGTTGCATCCAAAGTAGCCGCACTCGAGTAGAGAGCGATCTTAAATGTGTCCCCGCCCGTGGTGCGAAAATCGTGCGCGGCTTCAAGAAGCTGACTCTTGAACGAGGTGCACATTGCTTGTGTGATGGCCAAGATAGCCTCCTATAGCTTGCGAATGGCGTCAGCGAGTTGTAGATGGCCCGCCTGTACGAGCGCATTATACACAGTTACACGGTCGTTGGTAACTGCCTCTTTCATGTAGTGGGTAAGCACATGGGTGATGGCTGCGCGATAGGCTTTTGCCTGCTCACGAATAGCCGGATGAGCGTCTTCTGAGACGTTAATAATCTTGGTTGCGCAGAGTTCTGCGAGCTCCTCGGGTGTATGTCCCCGACCCTCGGTAGTCGACACCGATACGATGCCGGGCAAAGCGGACCCCATAAACATCAACCAACTCCAGACATCTGCCCGTCGCGGTAGTCGTCCCGCTTGGAGCGTAAATCAATGCCAAAGAGCTGCGCCATGGCTTCCATATACCGGTTTGTGTAGAGCTGTAGCATATCAGCATCCCCCTTTAGATAGGTATACGCTTCAACGAGCGAACCATACAAGAGGGCAGTCTCGGCGTTAGTTCCGAGCCACGAGGTGCCTGTATCCACGATAGACGGTGGATCGTAATAGTAATGCAGCTCAACGGTATAGGCCGCGTTCGGCGTAGGGCCAAGAATGAAGTTGCCCTCGGTCACCCCAGTTTGATCACCGTCAAACTGCGCGTAATACTTTGGCAATCCCTGCGTCGTCGGGCCCGGGTAGGCCTCGCGGATGAAGTTCACATCCTTATCGTAGAGGTAGCTGTAGTTCCCAGAACCATCAACAACGGCCATAGAGAACACTGACAAGAAATCAGAAGGCCGGGCAAGATATTGATTGCCCAGCGTCGTAGCAGCGGTAGCGTTCTTACGCAGTTCTGGGATCTGCACTGAGCGGTAGATGCGCTCCTCAGCCTGCCGAACAAACGTAGGGATGTTAGAAACAAAGGAGGTTTCCTGAGTCTCGAGATAATCCTGTAGTGCGGCGGTGAGTTGCGTATAGTTCATCTATCAGCCGTTCTTGCTAAAGTTACCGCCCTTGGTGGCTGCGCCCATACCGCGAGCCTTACCGCCCATAGCCATGCGAGCTTCTTTTTTCTCCATGGGCATGGATTCCTTGCCCTCGTGCTTCATCATTGCGGCCTTGGACTTGTACATCTCCTTGCCGCCGTACTCAGAGATTTTACCACCCATAGCCATCTTACCAACCCCATCGGCAGCAAAGGCTGGGACTTTCTTGCCGCCTTTTTTAACCATTTTAAGCTTTCCGCCAGCAGCCATGCCGTGAGCCTTGCCCTTCATCATGGTGCCATCAGGCATCTTGTGCACTGCGCCGCCCTTGGCTTTAGTCATGCAGTTCGCCATCTCGATCTCCTTACGATGTGACCACAGTCACGGTTCCAACAGACCCTACCATATCCTGAATAGGGTTCCAAACAGGATTCCAACCAAAGAGCCCGTCCCCCGGGGAGTAGTCTGGGCGTGGGTTCTGCAGAGCCTGCGGATCATTGATCTTCACACGCCCCAAGAAGTTCTGGGGTTGGTCAGGGTCAACAATATCGCGGCCCACTCGAAAGCCCGTCTTAACGCCGTTTTGATACTCCCAGACGAGGTCTGAGAGTTTATAGGTACGCCCACTGCGGTCGCAGATGCCGAGGGCTTTACTTCCCCGTGCGTATGCGGGCATCAGAAACCCCCAATCATCATCGTATTGAACGGCACAAAACTAACCGATGAGCGGTCACGATCTTCGCTTGCGGCCAGTTCAAACTGCTCTTCATAGACCTGCTTCAATGGCAGAATACGGGCAGCTGCATCGGGCTTCTTCATGGCAATGTAATAGGCCAGACCTGCGACAAGCGCGGGGACAAACCGCGGAGGGATATTAGTGGTATCCGCGCCGATGCCCGAGGCCAATCCATCAATGCCTTTCAGGCGGTAGTAGAATAGGGTGTAGCTTTGAGAGCTGTCGGGTGTAGGCCACAGCGTAACTGTCGTGCTCGTCGCTAGCCGCTGCACAAAAATCTGAGTCGGGCGACCCGTGATCTGCTTGTTAGTCTGCTGGGCATAGGTCGACACGGAAATGCGCTCAAGTGCGGTGTCCGCCTGCGCAGTGCCGGTTCCAGTACGCATCTGATGCTCGATAATATCAATCGTGCCCGTCGGCAGAGTATAGGTCGCAGTTCCTGCTACCAAGGCAAGCGTGCCCGCCTCAATGGTAAACAAGTTCAAGCCTCGGTTAGCCCACTCGAGTGTCATAAGATTCAGAGACCGGCGAGCCGTCTTTAGGTCATACCCCGAACGCATCTCCAGCCCAGCCCGCTCAAAGGCCTCTTCAAAGAGTTCCGGTAGATCGGGTACGATGACGGCCATGATTTAGTCCCTGAATTTTGCGGTCTTCTTCGCAATGCGTTTCGGCTGGGCCACGAACTGCTTGCCCTTGGCAGTGCCCTCGCGCTTGGCTCGAGTAGTAGCAGCATACTCCGCAGGGCTCAGCGCGTCACGTGCCTTTTTCGGGAGGTAGCGCTCGCCTGTCTTTCCAGAGGGCTTGCCGCTCTTTGTCCCCCAGTCCTCTTTTCCCCACTTACTTAGGGATTTCTGAGCGGCGGTCTTCTCACCTGAATACCCGCCGCCCTTTTCTTTGTAGATTTTCCCAGCGAGTTGCATGGCCCGGGCGGAATGTTTCCCGCCCATCTTGGCCTTGGCTTGCACCTTGGACTGTTCCCATAGCTTCTCGTTGGTACGACCCATGATCACTTAAAGCCCTTTGAGCACTTCGCTGCGCGGGCGCAGTCAGCCGGATATCCGCACTGATTGCAGGGTGTAAACTGAGGAGCCTGCTCCACAGTTTCTGCTTTTGGCGGAGTTTCCATCTTTGTGGGCTTCTTGGCCATCAGTACATCTTCCCTTTGGTGTTGCCCTTCATGCAGCAGCCGTCGCCGCGGGTCATGCCGCCCTTAGCCATTTTCTTGACAACGCCACCCTTTTTCATGGGCATAGCTCGCTGCATTGTCTCGGGCGCGCTACCCATCATGCGTGTAGGTGTAGCCTGAGCTGCTTGAGCTGCTTGCATTGCCATAGCTGCCCGTAGGTCTGACTGCATTGGTGGCATCGGAGCCATCACGCCAGAGAGGGCCGGTCTGGGCCCCGCAGTACCTTGTATGCCTCCGGGTTGTGATACTAGGGCACGGTCCGGCATTCCGCCGCGCTCCATTTGGCGCATACCGCGCTCTTGTTGGCGCTCCATTCGGCGCATGTCGCCCTGACTAAGACCGTTAGGACCGCCCATAGGGCCATTAGGACCGCCCATAGGACGACCACCCGGCATAGGAGCACCGGGGCCACCCGGCATAGCTGATGCCATGCCGCCAAACATCATTTTCTTGACCTTCTTTGGCTTCGACTTCGGGGCAGTGGCGATCTGCTTCCCCATATTTCCACGGTTCATTTCTTTTTCCCTTTCTTGGCTACGCCCTTGATAGAGCCTTTGTTCTCAGCGGCGTAGAAGACGCGGTCACCGCGCTCTTTGCCATACTGCTTTTCCATAGCCGCCTTAATCTTTTTGCCTTTAGCAGTCAGTGGCATGTCAGTACCTCAGCAATTCCAAGCGCGCAGCGAGAGCGCCTTGCGTGTGGGTTTACCTTTTTCATCCTTCATCGGACCGGGCATGCCACTCATGCGGGCGCAGAACGACTTGCGCCGCGCTGCGTCTTTCGGGGTTTTTGGGTTCGGCGCTGGCGGCTTGAGGTTCATACCCTGAGCCTTGGCGGACGCCCGCCCTTTTGCATTTAGGCCCCCCTTCGGGTCTTTGCCTTCTTTGCGAGTCCACGCGGGCGTCTTTGCCATGGTATTACGACCAGAACAGGGTCTGTGCGGTGACGTTAGTGGCGGTTGCCACGAACGGATCAGCCTCAAAAAGAACACCCGTGCCGGGGATAAAGATGTCGTAAGTACCGGCGGCACCAAAATCCATGTCGATCTTAGTAGTTCCGCCACTTCCACTCGTGAGAGTGACACGCCCAGCACCGCTAAGCGTGACAACAACCATCCTGATCCTTGCGCGACCGATACCTACAGCACCTGTTGCGGTTACCCGTTTGGAACTTACGTCATATTCATCGGCCATGTGGGCCTCCTATTAGCTAAGAGCTGCGCCAACAGCAGTGACCCATGCGGAGCCTGTCGAAACAACAAGGCAGTACTCGTTGTTAGCCACACCGTTGTCGTTGATGAGACGGACCTGACCGGCGTTGCCCGCGGCAGCCGTCGGCAGTGAGGCGGTTGCGATAGCGGTGAGCTTGACGAAGCTGGTGACGGTCACGTCACCAGAGACAGCGCCGATGAAGCCGTTCTCAGACGTTACCGGTCCCGAGAAAGTTGTAGAAGCCATGGAAATACCCCTTTGCACAAGGATTCGCCGCGCAGTCTGTGCAACGTCAGGTCGGGCGTCCTGTCTGCGTGGCTGATGTTACCCTGTGGGGATTGTACACTACTATCGCCAACCGCGCTAGAGCCTGTTACTTTTGGAGCTGTTTTCTATGTGCGTGAGAATCTGTAAGTTCCACGGAACGTGAAGACCGCAAACGACTTCGGAGCGGAGTGGTATAATGTGGTCGACGACATGCTTGATTCCGGTGTCGCGGGTAAGCCTGCGTGCCGCGAGATACATCTCACGAATTTGTAGCTTGTGCTCCGCGGTCAACCACGGGGGCGAAGCGTTTCTAAGTCGCCGACGCCTGACGTTAACACCCAGCTGGACGTAGTCTGGGTTTCTAGCCTTCCACGCCCGCTTGTATTCACGGGTAGCTTCGGCAGACTGACTGGTGGCGCGGGCTAAAACTAACTCGCGATTGCGCTCATAATACCGACGACCCGCTGCCTTGGCAGCGTCGGATTTAGGCTGAGATTTCCGACGCTCGTTATCTGTGGCCCAGTCCTCTTTCATGCACTCCACACAGGCACCCTTGGTTTTGCGTGGGGCTACGTGCCCACGCACGCAGGGCTCGCCGGTGAAGTAGTGTGTTGCGCCAAGAGCTTTGGCTTCTTTGCGGGTCTTTGGATATTCCATTTGCGCCACCTGTGGTTTTTGACACGGGTAACGTAAACGGCGTAATGGCCGCGGTCAAGCGCAAAAGAAAAGGCCCGCCGAAGCGGGCCTTAACTCTGCTAAGTGCTTGATTTTCCTCAAGCGCCGGGAGAAGCGTACATCGCCAGCGGGTCGGAAACGCCGAAACTGTAGCGCTCCCTTGCTTTGTACCTCACGTTGCCAGTGTCAAAATCCCCGTCCATTGAAGTCGACATAGCGACGCGAACGAAGTGCTTCATACCATTCGGGATGTCGGTGGTGAGGTACCACGCGTCATTGTCCGTCAGGTAGTGGTTGACGCGATACCCCTCGGGGATGGACCCGTTGTTGTTAAGCGCGTTGATGTCGTTATCGGCGGTGCCGACACGCAGCTCGGTCTGCAGCAGACGAGTTGCAACAAACATCAGGCTCGGCGGAACAATCAGCTTGCGCGGACGGGCAGCGATCAACAGACCACGTTCGTCTTTGTAAGCAGCGATGTCGATAACCGCTTGTTCCAGCGAGGTCTCGTTGAGGTCGGTGTCAACCGAAGGACGGTTGGCGTTAGTGCCGCCCGCAACGGTAGGGTGCGCGTTGTTGAACAAAGTTACGCCGTCACCCGAGGTGAAGGTCGTAAAGCCCGTATTCAGCAGCGAAGCAGCCTTGACCTGCTTGGTGTACGCCATGGCGCGAGCGAGCGCCTTGGTGTAGCGAGCCGAGAGCGAGTCGTACAGGTTGTCTTCCATAGCTTCTTCGGTGATCGAGAAGCCCATGGCCACCGTCTCGTGATTGTAACGAGCGGTGAACGATTCCTGTGCGTTGTCATACGAGATGGCAGAGCCTTCCGGTTTCACCGGAGCTGCGCCGAACCCGCTGAGCTTAACTTCCTCTTCAAAGCTACGCTCCGAAGTCTCGGTCTCATAAAACTCAGCATGCTCGTTTTCGTATTTGCCGTATTCAAGACCGAACAGGGCGTTAAGGCCCGGAAGCAGTTCTTTAAGGGCCTGTGCGCGTGAAATAGCCATGTGTCAGCCCTCCTTACACGCCAACCGCAGCGGTCAGCTGCGTGTAGTTAAGTTTTACGACCAGCAGCGGGTACGTGGTACCAGCTTCGCCACCACGAGGGCCACCGACGTAGTCGATGATTCGCAGAGGGAGGTTGGCGTCGGTGCTGAGAGTGGTCGCGTCGAGTGCAACGCGCGAGGCCTTGAACGTGGTGTTCACAGCGCCTTGGACAATAGCGGCGTTCTTGCCGTAGATGTCCAGCGAGTTGGTGATGGCCGCAGATGCCTGCACGACGTACAGCGCCTGCGGGTCGTCAACTACGAATGCCAGAGCATCCGAAGCGACAGTGCCGGTCGGCCACATGTTCGAGAACGTGATTTGGCCGGTCGACGGGTCAGTATACGAGCAGCCGACAAACACACCGAGCATAGCAATATCGGTCGACGTGTCGCCCGTACCGGTCTGCTTGGTGATCGTTGTCGAAGTGCCGTTGTCAACGAGGTTGACGATATCTCCGGCGGCAATGTTGACAGCAAGGCCCGAAGCGATGGGATACTGGCGGAAAACCTCCAGCGAACCATTGTCGAGACGGCCAGTCACACGCAGACCGAAGGGAGCGTTAAGGGAACCCATGGGTTCTCTCCTTCATCTACAGTTTCAGTTCACGGCAATCACTTGCCGAACGAGGTCTTGGTTGAACGCTCGGGCCGAAGCACCGGCATTCGCGGGTCGTTTTCACGCATAAAGTTCCGGTCGACAGCGTCGATCTGATTCTGCGCGATCTCGAGTTGGCCCTCTACACGTGCCTGTACGTCCTCAGCGGGCGCAGCACAGAGTAGGAGACCTCCGACTTCGACATTGCCTTTAAAGCGGGAGTCGACATCGGACATAATTTGCAGCTCGGGATAGTCAGCGGCCATCACTGGCGCATAACCTTCTCGGAACCGTGCGGAGACATTCGTCATGTCTGCGTTACCCAGTGTAGAGGTGCGAATCCATCGGAACTTCAAGCCGTCCCGAGGCTCGGGGGTAGGCAGCATGGATTGCCGCTTCCACGTTTTTTTGCGAGGACTCGTGTTTTCACGAGTTTCGAGAGTACGTGGGGTCCGGTCAGCCATTTTGCATATCCTTTAGCTTCTGCGCCGCGAATATTTTAAGCGGTACCCCAAGACGCTTGGCGAGAGCGGCCTCAGAGGAGGTTAGCACAACCTTGCGCGGTGCTTTCGTGCTGCGAGCAGCCGGGGCGACCACGGTACCAGCCTGACGTCGGGGTGCTTTTTCCTCAATGAGCCCGTCGTCAAACCTGTCTGGAAACGTGCGGCGAACCGCGTCGTCTATCTTAGAATAATACAAATCGCTCTGCGGATCAATTCCCTGTGCTACGAGGTCCTCATGGACGCCCATAGCGAAGCCGGTCATCGATTTGTCCTTCATGAACCAAGAGTTCTTATCGGCCCATTGCATCGCCCGATCATCAGGCTTTGCCACTTTAGGAGCGGCCTGCTGTTGGGTCTGCGGCACAGGAGCGGTGGCCTGCGCGGCGCGCGGTCTGTAGTTCTGCACTCGGTCGGCCTCGACCTGCAGCTTGAGCAGTTTCTCTTGCGCAGCGAGAACAGCGTCAGCGTCGCCGCTCTCGTAAGCCGACTTATACGCGGTCCGCGCGGATGAGAGTTCGCTCTCAAGGCGGGCCTTGGTCTGTCCGACAAAAGCAGTCTCGCCATCAGCGTAAGCCTTACGAAGCTCCTCGTTCTCCCTACGAATCTTTTCGGCGTAGGAGATGGCCTCCTCACGGAGACGGACAGCTTCTTCCTTGGCGCGACGCTCAGCGTGCTGATCGAACTTGAGCTTGTTGATGCGTTTTTTGACGCTATCAGAGTAACCCTCTAGGTCGTCATCATCGGCACCTTTGGTCTCAACCTCAGAAGCTTTCGGTTTGCCTCGGTCTTGCTCAGGGGTATCATCCTGAACCTCAATTTCGAGCTCGTCATCGTTCTCGATGTCAACTTCGATGTCATCATTCTTGTCGCTCATGCTCGGCTGTACCCCCGTGGGTCTTCGACAACCGCCTCAACGGTGTCATCATTAATGAGACGGAACTCTTTGCCCAGAACTTTGAATCTGGTTCCTGAGTAGGAGCGGAAGATGACGAAGTCGCCCTCTTTGCACCAAGGTCCGTTTGGGAATTTGTTGAGATCGGCGTATGCGTCAGGTCCCACCTTGACCACAAATCCAACGATGGACGCCGTTTCCTCAGCTTTTTTAAGCTGGTCCGGCATGTAGATTCCGCCTTCGGTTTTCTCGCTGACCTCTGGGACGGCGATCAGTAGCCTATAGCCCGATGGTTCCGGCAGCTTAGCCTTTAGCTGCTCGTCTTCGACTTTATTAGCCGTATACATAGTGCCTCCTGCAGTGATTAAGGCTCACAGCGCCTTGCGCGGGACATCCGCGTAACTCAAAGAAATATAGCGGATAGTATCAGTCCGCAATAAATCTTTTCTCTAGGTCCTTTACGTCATCGTACATGCGCTGGAGCGCCGTATATTCCCCGACGCTCCGGCAATAATCCTCATAGCTCTTGGCACCGCCCGTTGCGAGGTGGTGCTCAATGGCTGACTTCTGCTCGTTCAGACCGCGAATCATAAAGGCAAAGATGGTATCTTCCATCACTGGCCCCCAGCGTTAGGCGATTTGCGCGCTTGGAGCAGCCGTGCCGCCTCGATGGCGAGGCGCGTGCCATCCATCTGAGCTTTGACATTCTCTTTCGCAGCGTCAGTGGCAAGCTTTGCCATGGTGTTTGCCGCGGATCGGTCGTTCTCGCTCTCGACACGCTCCTGCTGGATGTAGAGGTTTCCAGCGCTGGTGGCGGCGCTGACCTGCAGTTTCTTGTTGTCGAAGTCGATCTTGTGCTGCAGTTCTTTCTCTTTGATGTCCAACTCGCGCATCTGGATGATAGTGAGCGGGTCCTGTGCCTGCTGCTCTGCCGTAGCGGCCTGCTGCTCTGCCTGATTCTTGTTGAACAGCTTGGCTGCGGCCTGAGCAACCATACGGGACAGCTGCACCTCGACTTCCTCGGGCAGCGGCTCGCCCTCGGGCGGCAGCGGAACACCGAGGTTCATCTCGATCTCTTTGCGATACTGATAGGCAACGTGCTCGGTAATATGCGCCATGGCAGCCCCTTGAATAGCCTGCGCGAAGGGCGACTGGCCGACCATCTGAGCAATCTTCGGGTCCTGCATCGCGGCCATGTGGGCAGCAATATGTGCTTCGTGGTCTTGGTAGAGGAACGCTTTGACAGGGGACTGCTGCAACAGCGCCATATTCTCGGCCACTGGGTCCATGGGCTTCATATCTGCCGGAGACTTAATGATGTCCTTAGCGTCTTGGATGCCCAGCACCTCGAGCATCTGTGAGTGCAGCTTGCCCATATCGTACAGCTGCGGAGCCTGCTGTGATAACTGCAGCGCGGCCTGATACTGCATGATCCGCTGCGCCATGGTGGCGGCGTTAGGATCAGATACCGGGATTATATCCACGCGCCCATCAAAGTCCTCGATGCGGTTGAAGTCACCGTCCATCTCGTAGGCATACTGCTCTGGCATGTAGTCATGCACGATCCGCGCGAGGATGCGTAGTTCCTGCTTCATAGCTGCGTGCAGGCGGGCTTGAACACCCGACATAACCTTCAAACTGCGCTCGAGCAGGGCGAGCGTGGTACCCACCGGTGCGTTTGCACTCATGTCACCCACTTGGATGTCAGCCACGGAGCCGATGCGACGGCCTTCCTCAACCACGTTACCCAGCAGGGTATACAGGACGCTCGATGGCTCTTTGTACGGCATCGGGAACAGGCTCTCGCGGAGCGTACCTCCCGTCACGTCAGCGTCTCTCCACTCACCGGGCATCAGCGGGGTGTTGTCACCCTTGATGCGCAGGCTCCGGGCCTTGAGGCCCGCTGGGAGGTTAGACAGGGTGCCCGCATCGATGAGCTGCCGCAGGATTGACGTCGCAGACTTAGCCAGACCGCCGATCAGATGAATTAGTCCCGTACCGTAGAACCCCATACCCGGCAGGTAGGGGTAGTGGGTGAAGTGCATCAGCTTGCGCTTCTTCGCGTCATCTTCCTTCCAGTTACGGCGGATAGCGAGAACAGTCCGAGAGGTCTTGTCGATTGTGATGACGTAAGGCCGTGCCACGCCATCCTCATCCTCGAACGGCTCCGGCAGGTCGATGTCCACGTGCATTTCCAAGAGTGTACGGCGCGGATCATCCTCGAATGTCTGCTCCTCCCCCGCCAGCTCGGCGTATTTCTCCTCGATGTCGGTGAGGTCTTTCTCCGCATCAGGCAGCTCGACATCGCGGTAGAAGCCAACAACCTGCAGCTCACGGACCTCATTGTCGGTCTTCTTCATCACATGTGTGAACCGTGGGCAGACGCGCAGGTTAGACGCGCCGTAGGAGACCACGAGGTCCTCAGCAGGAACAAAAATGGATGAGGGGAGCTCTGTGATGGGATCGTAGTATGTCTTCTTGAACGCTGACCCGGCCAGCGGGAGGCGGAACAGCATCAGCTCCATCTCGTCGCGGTAGTCCGGCATCTCCTCAGTGATGAGGTAGTTCATCTCATTCTGGACGCGGTTAGCTTGGTCAGCCTTCTCGGGGGTAAGTTTACCCATGATCTTTGTCCGTACCGGCCCCGAGGCGGGCATCAGCTCGCTCATTGCCTGCGCTTGGAACCGCACCACGGCCTCGGTCAGCATCGGGTGATAGACACCGGAGGCACCGGCCCAAGGCTGCGTGCGGTCCTCGATCTTCATCCCCAGCAAGTCCAAGCCGGTAATATAGGCCGACGCCCAGTCCTTGCGGCTCTCACGATCAGAGAGAAAAGATCCAACCAGCTCACTGGCGATACTCTCAAGCTCCCCATCGTCAATGATTTCGGCGAGGTTGGTGTCGTGGGCGGTCATGTCCGCGCCCGTATCGTCCTCACCATCGCCGAAGTCGACTAGGACCTCACCGGTATCCGCATCGATTTGGATTGATGGGTCTTCTTCCGTCGCGATGGATACTTCAATCTCGGTATCGTCCTGCGGCCCGAACTCGAACGGCGTCATCGGCTTCTCGATTGCCATGGCATATCCCCTGTAGGTCTCCACGAGACCTTAGCACGAGGTGTTAAAGCTCGCAATGTAGTTGCGAGGGGCGCTAGATTTCTATTGATGAGCCGTAGCGCAGTCTAATCAATTTCGACCAAAGATACCGTTCCGCTTTTTTGATGCAGTTGTGTATATGCGCCCCCGCAGTCCTTCGTACCGCTATGCTACGATGAATACAATACTCTTCAATAAAAAAACCCGGCGGGAGAGGACCGCCGGGCTAGTTCCAAGGAGCCAACGCATAAGGAGGAGAAAACGTTGACGCGAATAGTGTAGCACGGGCTCTAGTAGTAATCAACTTTTCTTCTGTATGGCAGCTCTTCATCCAGCTCATCTGTCGGCAGGCGGATGAACCCCCCTTGGCGGAACCGCATCAGGGCCATTATTGTCGTGTCGCAGTTGTGGACCAGCACACCGTTAGCGTAGTAGCAGTGAGTGTCAGCTACCGTCAGGTTGTATACTGGCTTTTTCTCTTCTCCTACGTTTATACTGTCTACTTGCGCACGTGTTGCCGCAAAGTTCGGCCCGGCCAGAAGACGATAGAAACTGCGTACTGCACTCCTTACAGGTACGGATAACCGGGTTTTCAGCCTGCTCTTTGAGCTTTTTCTCTCTAGCCTCACGGGCGGCCCCACCAAGTTTAAGGTACTTAGCTGTGCGATCTCTGTGCCAAGCTCTACCTTCCTCTGAACGGTGCCACTCGCTCGCCTTGCCACGAACCCTGTTAAGCAGGGCAAGTTGCTCGGGGCTTCTCGCTCTAATGCTGCGCTCTTCGGAGTGGCGTCTGCAGTGCTCTTCGCGAGATACGCACTCAAGGTTAGTGACGCCGTTGTTATCCCAATTTCCGTCCTTGTGGTGAACCTCCCAGCCGTCTGGAATAGGCCCATTGTGGAACTCCCACACAGCGCGGTGCAAGTTGAACCCTCCGGCTCGCTGAAAATACTTCCGAAGAGACGCTCTCGGAGAGTTCGGATAGCGGTTGTAAGTGTAGCCGTTGAACACAACAGACTCCGTGTGAACTTCTGGTTTAGTCGGCCACGGCATTTGCGCCCCCATTGCTTGGTCACCTTTACTGTATCAGTCACAGTAATAGTGTCAAGACGCTTCCACCCGCACGTTGTGGCGATTGGGTGGTTCCCGGTGCCTTCCAGAGTGTGGCCTCCAGCGCGCAGAATAAATGTATTTCGCACCCCTGTGCAACCTGCGGCCTGTACCACTTTCGCCCCCGCTGGCGTTTTAACGACGTCCCCGATCTTTATTGTTTCAATAGGTTGCTCTATTCCATCAGCCATCAGAACTTGCGTTCCGGCTACAAAACAGTGGTCGTCGTTTTCAGCGAACGGGAATCCTGCAACTTCCTCGACCAGCTCCTCTGCCCACCGTTTAGGCGGCACCCAGACCAGCCCCGAGGAGATGATATCAGACACAGAGTTCAGACGCGCCATCTTGCTATTCGGGTTGTTTACCGAGCCCCTGACAGGGGTGTACTCCTGCACCATGAGCCCCGAGCGGCGCATCTCCTGATACAACGGCGTCCCCGAACTCTTTTTCTCGACGATGAACACGTCGGGTTCCCACTGCTGATACTCCTCCAGAGCCAACGCTTTGAGCTCTGGAAACTCCATGCGCCGCTTGATGGCATTGAGCAGGATGATCTGGTGCATGTTCTCCTCGTCATTGAAGAACACTCCCCACGTTGTCAGAGACGTGAAGTCAGCCCGGTTGTGGGCTTCTGCAGCGGCGTCGAGAGACATGATGATATACTCTACAGCCGGTGGGTCGTCGTCTGGCCACAGCCGCCACCAATCTCTCTTGATTATGGCAGCTTCTTCGCCCGTCGGATTCTGCTGATACTGCGCGTTCCACTGGAACACCGGCATGGAGGCCTTGGTCCGCAGCAGTGCTTGTAGATCAAAAAACTCAGGCCAGAGGGCTCTTTGAATTATATTTTCTTCACCAGTGACGTTGTCTTTCTGGACTACGTCTAAAATAGCCGGAAACTCCACCACCTCATATTGGTCGGAGTTCTCGTTGTTGGCCATATCTTGAATAAGGCGTCCTGTTAGATCTTTTTTATGCCATCTTGTATGGACCACGGCCACGCGCCCCCCGGGCATCAGACGCGTCCGGGCCCCGAAGGCGAACCATTCGTAAGCTTTGTCGAATGCCGTGAAGTTTCCGTTCAAGATATCCTGCTCGGAGTGCGGGTCGTCGACGAGCAGCAGGTCAGCGCCGCGGCCCGCGAGGGCCGATCCCACGCCCGTGGCGTAAAACTCGCATCCTGTGGTCGTGTTCCAGCGCCCAGCCGACTTGCTGTCAGAGGACAGCGCGAGGTTCGGGAAGACCTGCTGGTAGGGCTCAGAGTCGATGATATTCCGCACCTTCCGACCGAAATCGACGGCTAGGTCCGTCGTATGCGAGACCAACATGACCTTTTTCCCGGGGTTTCGACCGATGAACCATGCAGGATAGTAGGTTGAGACGAGCTGAGACTTGCCGTGGCGGGGTGGGATGTTGACGCAGACCCTGTCTTTGTCCCCCCGCTCGATGTCCATGAGCTCATCCGCTAGAATTCTATGGTGTCGGCCCACCTTATAGGTACGGTCCATATACTTACAGAAGGCAATCAGGTCATCCTTGGCACCCTGCAGCGTGGCGCGCTTGTCCAACTCCTCGAGCATTTTCTCGATCTCGAGCAGTTCCTGCTCGTCGAGCATATCCACGCTCTTGAGGAGCGTTTCGAGCTCTGCTCGATTGAAGTCGGAGCTCATCTTTCGCCCTCTTCGCCCTCTTCGTGGTCGTCGTAGGACACTTCCGCGTCCTCTACGCTATCTGGCGTCACATCGATCATCTTCTCCAGCTTTCTGCGCAGGCGTTCCCGCAGATCATCGCTCGTCTGGTGCATGATCGTGATCTCTTGCTTCTCAGTGAAGAGCCCGACGTCAGAGACCTTTCCTAAAAGTTCCAACGCCTTCACCCGGATACGTGCATCGGGGTTCTCCGTCTCCTGAATGAGCTTGTTGACCACCATATGACGCACCTGAGCCGCCTCTTCGACGATCTTGTGGCCGTAATCCTTGAGAATCTTCTCTGTAAGAAGGAGGGCGGCGGGTGTTTTGCGGGTGATTGCCTTTACCGCAGAGCGGGTCTGCAGCGCAGATGGGTTTCTTGCCGCCTGTCTGGCCGTCGTCGCAGCGTCGTCGAGGTCTTCATCGCCGAATTCGATGTCTAATCCTGCAGCTTCGAGAAGCCGGGCCGTACTTGCAGCGGCGGATAAGGTGGACATGAACCCGTCGGGGGTACCCTCGTCAGAGAGGGGCATATCTAAGTCAATTTTTAGTTCCATGGGTGCACCCTTTAGGGAGATTTTGCACAGTATAGGGTGGATTTTTAGTTTTTGGGAGTCCCTTTCCTACGAAGGGGGGCTCGCCTTTTGCAGAGTTGTGACTCAGCGGCGAAAATGAAGGGGGAGGGGGTATATTTTGTTATAATCTGACGCTATCTAGTGTATTTCGTTGTGTTTAGTTGTGTTTTGCTATGTTTTAGTGTATTGTACTGAAATAGCGCTGTATTTATGTGGAATAGTATTACTATACAGCATACACGCCGCCGCCCGCCCAAGGGGGGTGCCCCCCGGTGGGGGTCGGGATATGCCAGAAAAGCGCGTTAGTCGCCGGACTAATACTAGTAAACTGTACTAGGCGCGCCCAAAAGCTACACTTAGCTATCAAATAATGCAATAAAGGTTTTGTCGAAGGGCAATAACGCCACGACATTCAATCTAATCGGAAAGAATCTAATCATGTCGAAAACAATCGAACCTACCCTTAAAAACCTGATCGATTTCGGACGCAAGGCGGTCGACACCACGGACCGCGCTGAAATCAGCCGCGCGGCCTTCATCGACAGTCTTGTTGCGGCGGGATACACCGCTTCAAATACCGCGTCTTATAAGGCGAGCGATCTGAAAGCGGGTGTCGTCACGAACGCGAACGTGATGCACCGGGCGAACCTGCTTTACATCGCCGCCGCGTCTATCAAGATTAAGGGCAAGCGGCTTTCAGAGACCGATCTGGCCAAGTTTGCAGATGAAGCGGTATCGAACAAGGTTCTGCTATCTGGTACGGCCAAGGGCAACTTGTCCGGCACCGTGACATGGCTGGGCAATGCCACGTCGTGGTTGGGCAAGGTTCGCAAGGACCTTGAGGCGCGGGAAGCGCAAGGGCAAGACGTGGCCGGGACGCCGCGGACACCTTCGACTGACGCTGATATCATCCTTGGATATCTCCAGAAGGCGTACACTAAAACCTTTAAGGATGACGTGAACCTGAAATGCGACCTTGCCGATCTGCAAAAAGAATTGCGGCACGTGGCCAAGTCGCTGGGCGCGGACCTGAAAGCTCCGGTAAAAAAGTAAGACCATCGGGCGATGCGAAAGCATCGCCCTTTTTTTGTGTCCAAAATCCTGCGCCACCAAACGCGCGGGGCCCCCGAGACCAGTTCTCAAGGCCGCATCGAGCAGCTGTTAGGGGTCGGACTAACGATGTTCTGGGGGTCGGGGGTTTTCGGGGCCGCGTAATTTTATTACGTTTGGCGGCTCCTCTGCTAGTCAGCGACTATCCCCTCGGGATCGTCATGACGACGCTTAGGAGTCTACCAAGTAATTTTATTTCGTCAAGGGTTTTTACGCCTCTAAGTCAAAAATAGTTGGAAACCAGTTTTTAGGACAGCATCGAGCAGCGCAGGCGTTAGGCCCTCGACTAACAATTCACTAGATGTTGTTTTTTAGACCCCTCAAACACAAGATGTGGGGTCGATCAACATTTAGTATTTTGGACCCCTCCAACACAAGACAAAAAACGCTTGTGTTTATGTGTAGGTATTGTTCTATCAAATGATGTAATGTTACCAATTTTTATCGTCTAAGTCATTGAAAACAAACAATGTTCCGTCTTTTTTGTAATGTTACCGATTGGTGGTCCGTAAGCCATTGAAAACAAACAATGTTCCTAATGTTCCGTCCAAAATAGACACACCCGACCTTTGCGTTCGGGAGGCAGGGGACTCCCTAAAACCACCCCGCCAACTCCTCGGTCTCGCATCTCTAATTTTGCCGGACTTTGGTAACATTTAGAACATTGCAGTCTTTTCAAGGGCTTATATATATATTATTAGTAACATTACATATAACATTAGGACATTACACCGCCTACCACTAAAGTGAACCAGATAGCACTATTTTGTACCATTTACTTGACTTAGCCAGCCAATGTGGTATTATGGTATTAGTTGTTATGTATCCTGAGTCCCCCTGCCCCCGCGGCCTGTGCCGCTAGTCCGCCGCCTAACAAGGAGCCAAGTATGACCAAAGACCAACTGCGCACCCTGCTTTCTATCCTTGTCCCCGCTGCCACGGCGCGTGGCGACATCTACCATTTCACCCGCGTAGGGTCGGGCAATGCCCCCGGCAAGATGGAGACCATCAACGGTGTTAGTCTGGCGACTAACGAGCAACCCCAAGTGCGTCCCGCGCGCCCACGTCGCATCTACCAGCGCCAAGGCGTCTACGGTGCAGGGTTCGAGATTCCTACGTACAAGCCCCACCAAAAAACCTGACCTGTTAGTCCACCGACTAACACCAACCCCAGAACAAGGAGAAATCAAATGCAGACAGAACGCACCATCAATTTTCGCATCGACGCCGACACCATCATCAACATCGCGGAGATTGCGGGCAACGCCGAATTCTTCCGTGCCATAGGCTACCTTGCACAATGGAACCCAAGTCATGCCATCTGCGAAATCATCGGCGGCGTGTACGACGGCAACCCCGAGATCATTGCAACCTATCGCCGCGAAGAACGAGGCCCCATCACCTACCAGATCGGTGCCGTGTGGCACGAAGGGAAATCTATCGACGGGCTGACGGGCGAACCCCTGCCCGGACACTTCGGCTTCCACTCCTAACGCCAACCGTTAGGCCGCGCCCTAACAGGCTAAACAAAACAAGGATCAAATGAAATGCAGACCCAACAGACCCAACGCTTCGAATCCCTCACACTCTCGCTGCCCGCACACTGGATCGTGCCCGTGCTTTATGGTGACCTGTCCCCTCTTGACGAGGCTGAGGCTGTCGCCTTTGATCGCTGGCTGGCGGATACAATCCGCGAAGTCGGACATGGGAAAACCCCACTCATCGGCACGATCCACGATCAGGCCTACTTCGCCCGTTACCACGACGCTGCCGAATACGGCGTGCTGGCGTGTGACTGCTACGACGTTGAACTTCTGGTGGAAGAATAAGGGAGGCATGAGATGACCAGCCGCTCAAAGATTGTTAGTCCGCTTCCTAACGCTGCGCTCCACACGGTGCTTATCATCCCCTTTGATCACATCTGTGCCTCAACGGCTCAGCTGCTGGAGGAAGAGGCAGATGAAAGGTCTCACAAGCTACTGCTGACCATCGCAAGCTGGGGCACCTACGGATGGTTCATGTGGGTGCCGGAAGACCCGGGCGAGCAGCTCAATGCCGAACACTCCATGCCCGCCGACCTCTACCACATCTTTGTCTACGCTAAACAAGCAGGCGCAGATTACCTGCTGATCGATACCGACGCCGAACGTAACCCAGACCTACCCGTATACCCGGAGGAATAAAATGAGAGAGATCATCGAGGACTTGCTTGGCGTGGCTGCTATATTTGCCATTGGTTACGGTGCCTTGTTCATCGGCCATGGATTTGGATTTTAAGTGTTAGGCCAGAGCCTAACAACAAGGAGAAATGATATGGAACCAAAGAAACACCAACACTACACCCGCACCACCTTCGGTAAGATGCCTATAGGCACGAGGTTCCGCAGCACGCCGACAGCGACGGCCTATGAGTGGCTTAAGGTCAGCACGCGCACCGCGCGGATCAACGGTAACGGTGCAGCATATTACTTCCGCATGGACGACCCGCTCTACGTCAACATTGGACACTGGGCAGAGATGTTAGGCAACAGCCTAACGGGGGACGACGATGCTTGAACCGAGAAAACATAGCCACTGGGCCGCTAGGCCGCGGCTAAAATTCCTCGGGGGCGTAGCCGAATTTGACCTGTGGTGGAGGGACGACCAGTCAGCGCCGGGTATCCCGAGCGGCGACATCCTGCCGTATTTGCGCTTGGTGACTATAGATATGCCATCCGTAGACGACTGGGACGAGCTCCGCGTACCGCTGCATCTGAACGAGGAGACGAACTCAAGTATGGAGCCCGCGATGCGCAGACTCAAGGGCAGGTGGGGCTGTATAAATCTGACCCTAGCGCAGCTGGCCGAGATACGCACATACCTGCAATGCTTCGCCCCGTGGGTGTTAGGAGGAAGGCTAACAGATGGTCAACAAACATAACGGCAGCGGCAGCGGCTACGGCAGCGGCAGCGGCACCGGCAGCGGCACCGGCTACGGCAACGGCAGCGGCTACGGCAGCGGCAGCGGCACCGGCTACGGCAACGGCAGCGGCTACGGCTACGGCACCGGCACCGGCTACGGCAGCGGCAACGGCAACGGCTACGGCGACGGCAGCGGCAACGGCTACGGCAGCGGCAACGGCAACGGCTACGGCGACGGCAGCGGCAACGGCTACGGCGACGGTAAGGGTTAGCGGATGGTCAATTCTAAAACTTGAAACTTAACAAAGGGTGATGACAATGAAAGACGTAGTACTAAACAAAAAAGTCCTCGTGCGTAGCGACGCGAGCGGGGTGCACTTCGGAACATTGGTGGAATGGGATCACGACACCGTACACCTGCGTGATTCGCGGAGACTATGGGCATGGGATACCGGCGGAACAGGCATATCCCTGTCCGAGATCGCCATCTGTGGGGTCAAGCATGAGACAAGCAAGATCACCATGCCTCTGCCTGATATCATTATTGTTGGCGTGTGCGAGATCATACCGTGCCACGGCATGGCCATAGCTACCATCGAGACCGCAGAAATGGCCAAGCCTTAGTCGAGGGCCTAACAAGGAGAAATGAAATGACGATACCCGAGTGCACCGACTGTGGGGCCGCGTTCTCCGAACGCCGAGCCGTGTTAGGTTACCGCCTATGTCTCACCTGCGGTGAGCAGGCGGCACGTGAAGTCAGGGCAGGTTGGTGTATTGCGCCAGTCGCCCATAAGCAGGGATCGACTCTCGTTACACAGCGCGAACAGCTGCGCGGGCTGAACAAAGTAGTGCCAACGTGAGGTAAATATCTCACATCTATTGACATAGAGTGTCGTATAGTGTAGTATAGTGATATGTGTTGTTAGATTGTGTTGTGAATGTAGCGGGCCAAGCCCTTCAAATCAAATCAACTGTTAGGCCGGAGCCTAACACCAAGGAGAAACTAAAATGAACAACGTCACACAAATGGAACTGAACTTCGCACCTGTGGTGCAGTCAATCTCATCGTCGTCCATGCTGGTCGAGCTGGGCATCGGCGTATGGACCGGGCGGCGCATGGACAAGCGCGCATCCGAGGAAGTCGTCGCTGCCAACCATGCCGATAAGGGCGTGGCGCGGGTGACCAAGAGCCTACTGGGGGCCTGTGATGAACTGGACGCGCTCGTGAAGTTCGCAGCAAACGTGCGGAACATCCACTACAACAGCACCCTGCCTTGGTCGGACATGGGCCCGCGTCTGCTCCCCACCCCGCGCTACTTCGCATACCACAAGAACATGAGCGCCTTGCAGACAGAGTTCTTCCGCATGGTGGACGCGTTCGTCGCTGCTTACGATCTTGAGGTGGCTGCGGCACAGGCCAAGCTGGGTGACCTGTTCGATGTTAGAGAGTACCCTAACGCCTCCGAGTTGCGTCAGAAGTTCTCGTTCAAGTTCAACTACATCCCCCTGCCTGACGCTGGCGACTGGCGGCTCGACATCAACAACGAAGCACTAACATCACTTCGGGACCAATACGCCACGCACTACACGGGACAGCTGACCGCGGCCATGAACGACATCTGGAAACGCCTCTACGAAACGCTGACCACGCTGTCGCGCCAGCTATCCGACAAGACCGAGGATGGTAAAACGCCGCGCATCTTCGCCTCTGTGTTCGACCGCATGCAGGAGGTACTGGACCTGATGGAGACGTGCAACATGACGGGCGACATGACCATGCAGTTGATGCAGCGCAAGCTGGCAGCGGCCTTCAATGGGGTCAGCGCCGAGGCTGTCAAAGACGATGCCTACTTACGCCGTAACACAAAGCAGGCTATCGACGTGGCCATCAAGTCCCTGCCTAGCTTGGGCTGGTAACATGGAGCCGCGCTGGTACCGCGCGGCGTGGGCCCGCGAAGATCACACCTTCCTCGGGGGGACGAACGCATTCGACCTGTGGTTCGACGAAACTCTGGACGTGCGGGTGGCGATGGGCGCTACGCCAGATAAATGGGACTGGTTCTACTGGTCCCGAGCACGTCAGAAGTATGAGTGGGGGACAGACGATATGAGCCATGTCGACCACGACAAGGTGTTAGTCGAAGCCCTAACTTACCTGCGTATCTTTGCACCGTGGGTAGAAGAAGAAATGACCAAAGGAACGAAAGAATATCACAGCGAATAGGAGAAGAAAGAATGACTAGAGTAACCAACGAGCTACGCCGCACTCTGCAGACCGCCATCATGAAAGACCTGCCAAGCCGGGATTATACTAAGGAGATACACGCGCTGGTGCAGGGTGTCATCGCCGAGCACATGCCACCCAAGGTTAGATCCCTCTACGACAATACGGAGCTGCGCAGTTATTTGCGCTTAGATAATATCGAGGTGGTTAAAGGTAACGCTAGGGTTCCCCTGCATAGCACTGACTCTGCCTATGTGTATGGATTGACTAAATTTATGACCATCCGCATGGACGACGCCGAGAATGCTGTGAGGCTACCCGAGGGTTCACTCTACAGGTCAGTCGTGATCAAACTGCACGAGGCGGGCTCTGTCGCTGCCTACTTCGCACAGGAAGAACTTCGGGTAAGCGTGCGTAACCGTGTACGTGCTAACCTTGCAGCGGCAAGGACGTTCAAGCAACTCTATGCAAACCTCGAGCCCGAGCTGCACCACTACATCCCCAAGGATGAGGTCAAGGCACAGGTGCCTGCCTGTGTTGCGCCCGTGGTGGACGACCTGCGTAAGCTGGGCGCTGTTCTGCCGGAAACGCCGAAAGCTACGGGAGAGAAGCCATGACCTTCTGGTACGTCCTCATCATATCCTTCTCCGCCCCCTTTGAGGGCCTGTCCACCGTCGTGCCGTATGCCGATCCGCAAGCCTGCGGGGAAGCTATCTTGGCTATTGAGGCAGCACTGTCTCATTCGGCGGGGATCAATGCAATTCAGTGCAAGGAGACGTCGGTCGCGATGTCATCGATCAGACCAAAGCGTCGGCCCTGATATTAGTACTACGTGTAACTTGTATACCAACAACAAGTTAGGGCATCCCCTAACGCCATCATCTAATGGAGAACTAGAATGTCTAACCAAGCTGTAAACATGTACGCTGTCGGTCTTGATCAGATCGCCGCACTCATCAAGGCCACGGGCCACAAGCGCACCACTCTGGTGCAGGGTCACATGGGCACCGGGAAATCCTCGCTGCTCCGCGCACTGTCGGCGGCACTGCCGACCCACACGCCGTGCTACTTTGACTGCACGACCAAAGACTTGGGTGACATCACCCTGCCGCGCATCGCCGAGGCTACCAAAGACGCCGCCTATGTTAGTTACGCGACTAACGAAGAACTTGGCGCGCATCACGGCGGGCCGATCATCCTGATGGTTGACGAGTATGGTAAGGCTAACCCATCCGTGAAGAACGCGCTGCTGCGTCTCATGCTCGAGCGTAAGATCGGCAGCTACACCCTGCACCCTGACAGCATCATCTTTGCCACCACTAACCTTGGTGCCGAGGGCGTCGGTGACTTGTTGCCGCCCCATGCCCGTAACCGCATCACTGTCGTCACTGCCCGCAAGCCAAGCAACATGGAGTGGATCGAGTGGGGCATCAACGCTGGCGTGGATCACACCCTGCTTGGCTGGTGCAAAGACAATCCGCAGCTGTTCCACAGCTTCGACGACTACAAGAACCCCGACGACAACCCCTACATCTTCCACCCCAAGCAACAGCGCGCGGCCTTCGTTACGCCTCGCTCACTGGAAGCGGCATCGGATATCTTGAAGGAGCGGCTGCACTTCGACGACCAGACCACCACGGCTGCTCTCATGGGCACTATCGGTGAGCGCGGTGCGATGGACCTGATGGCCTTCGTCAAGCTGGCGGATCAGCTGCCCTCGCTCGAGAGTATCAAGACTTCGCCCCAGACAGCCAAAGTGCCAACGTCTGCCGCCGCTGTGTGCATGGTTGTGTATCGCACGCTGGCCACCATCGAGAAGGAGTGGATCGACAACTGGATGATCTACATGGACCGTCTCGATACCGAGGCGCAGGGTATGTTCGCCAACGGCGTGCGTGCACCGAAGTATGGCCGTCAGGCGTTGGTCATGACCAACAAGAACTTCACCCAGTGGGCTATGAGTAACAGCTACCTTTTCGCCGCTGATAAACGGTGAAGACATGGCAAAAAATAGTGGAAAGAAATGGAGCTCCGCGGAGCTGACCAAACTGTTCTTCTATTGGAAAGAAGGCGAAACCTTTGAGACGATAGCAAAACGGTTGGGCCGCACTAAGGGCGCGGTCCAGCAAAAACTATACGAATACGACATACACACAGACGAGCGTATCCGTGAGAGCGCCGCAGATGGAGACGACGATGTTTAATATAGGTAAACCACTCAGCGCCGAACAGCGCCTGCAGAAGGCCGTGATCGACATCATGGCCAACAACAAATACATCGCCCTTGCGGGCATCCTGATGATCGGCAATCGCAGCGTCGAGGATGATGTTAGGCAATGCCCTACCGCCTACACCAACGGGCGGGACGAGGTCTATGGTCGTGACTTCGTCGATAAACTCAACGACGCCGAGCTACGCTTCCTAGTGCTGCACGAGTGCTATCACAAACTCTATCGGCACCTGACCACGTGGCGCTGGATGTATGAAGAGAACGCTCAGCTGGCCAACCAAGCCTGTGACTTCGTCATTAACATCAAGCTGGTCGATGACAACAAGACCGACAACTTTGCCACCATGACAGGCGTGCTCAAGATCGGCTGTCTCGACGAGAAGTACCGTGCATGGGACAGCGCACAGGTGTTCCATGACCTCAAGAAGGGTGGCGGTAAGGGTCAGGGTCAGGGTCAGGGTCAGGGTCAGGGTCAGGGTCAGGGTCAGGGTCAGGGTCAGGGTCAGGGTGGCGAGGGCACTGGTTTCGATGAGCACGGCTGGGACGACGCCAAGGATATGACCGCGCAGGAGCGGGATGAGTTGGCCCGTGAGATTGACGAAGCGATCCGTCAGGGCGCGCTGATGGCTGGCAAGATGGGCTCTGGCGGTGACCGGGACTTGGTCGAGTTGCTCCAACCGCAGGTGGATTGGCGCGAGGTGCTACGTGACTTCATCACCAGCACATGTGCGGGGTCTGACTACTCCACGTGGCGTAAACCCAATCGACGTTACATCGGCGCTGGCGTGTATATGCCGAGTGGTATCTCCGAGCAGATCGGCGAGATCGTGGTGGCTATCGACACGTCCGGCTCTATCGGAGGGCCCCAGCTATCCGCCTTCTTGTCCGAGGTGGGCAGCATCGCCGAAACCGTTAACCCCGAGGCTATCCGCCTCCTCTACTGGGACACGCGGGTCTGCGGCGACGAGACTTACAAGGGAGAGGAAGTGGCCAACCTCACCAAGTCGACCAAGCCCAAGGGCGGCGGCGGCACCACAGTGGAGTGCGTGCCACAGTATCTGCAGGACCAGCAGATCAAGGCTCAGTGCGTCATCGTGCTGACTGATGGCTATCTGGGTGGATCGTGGGGCGAGTGGCACCACCCGCTCCTGTGGGTCATCCTCGACAACAAGAACGCCGTGCCTAGCGTGGGCACAGCTGTGCACATCAAGCAGCGGGAGATGTAGGTATGGGGTATCGGAGCGACATAGCAATAGTCTTCATATTCAAGAAGAAGGAGCAGATTGACGAGGTGCTGGCCGTCTATCAGATGCACCCGTTTGTGCAGGCGAATGACCTTACCAAAGAGTGGAAAGTCCACGACTGGGGTAACATGTGGGGTATGACCTACTACGCCGACGGCGTCAAATGGTATGATAATTATGAGGATGTGCAGAGTTTCGAGTACATGGAAAAATTGGTGAAGACCTTCGCCGATGAGCGCGGGGTGGATGTTGTGGAGACTCACGCAGACGGCACACAATCGTTGGCGTACATGTTCCCCTACGCCTACCGTAAGATCAGAATAGGAGAAGAGGACGACGACAATGAAACCGACGGCCATTACAACGACGTGGTGCTCACTGATGAACTCTACGAGCGCGTGAGTATGCGCCGTGAACTAATAACCAACTTCTAGGGAAAGGAATAAATCCAATGGTCTACATCAACAAACTAGACAGTTTCGCCGACGCCGAGAAGCGTTACACCGATACCACCCCCGTGCACAGTAAGCACCATACCTTAGAGCAGGACGTGCGCCCTGTCGGTAAGCGTTCCCGCAAGTGGGAGCGGATCATCAAGGTGGACGACAATACCTATGTGCTAAGCTGTGGTGGATTTTTTGACTCCGTATTCGGCGGGGGGCCGGGCGACGAGACGTTCCGTAGGCAATACCCTATCACGACCAAGGAGACTGTTAGGCTCGCGCCTATCGTATGGCGCAAGCATATGGACGGTACCGAGACCATCACTATACGCAACGGAGCGGGCGATTGGAACCACAACGCTGTGTACTCGTTTGTCTCTCGTGCGCTACCCCGTGAACTTTGGTTTCGTCAGACCCGTGAGGGTAAGCAGTTTATCTACAACCGCAGCCAAGGGCAGACGGTGCACCTGCCAAAGACCACCAGCGCGCCGCGCCATGTGATCGAGTACTACAAAGATCAGATACGAAAAATAGCCCCTAAGAGAAACAACTGGGCTGAGAAGTACGCCAAGTCATACACAACTGGGGACGACGGGCTTAGCGTTACCTTCAAGCGCGAGGCCAACGGTACCTTTACTCTGGTTGGCGAGGCGCACAAGGTCATGGTGGACCGTACCCGCATCAACAAGACAATGAAGTCCGACTTCAAGGCCGACATTGCGGGTTTGTTCGAGAGTGCAACAGCCCTGTACCCACTGATGCGGACCCAGATGACGTGGACCCTGCAGCGGGACACTTCCGATGAGATGCGACGTATTACCGAGGCGCTCGAGATTGAGGGTTATACATATTCCCATGGCCCGTTGTTTAAGTACTGCGATACCACACTCGTTCGGGACATCTTGAAGAACCCAGAACACCCAATGCGCCATGGCCTGAACATCGCGGCCATGTATGAGATTCACGACGCGATACGCCGCTTAGGTGGAGATGAACAAAACGACGCACGCAATAGGGCTGTTCGCGCCTGCTTTAACAGATGGCTTAACAAGCTAGGCGGGTTCACTGTGACCACCCGCGAGGAGAAATAAAATGGCATCTAACTATCAACACGCGCTTGTCTCATATTGCACGACCCCGGCAGCTAAGGAGACGCATGAGCACTACGGGGAGGCGTCCTACCGCGGCGATGAAATAAAGGCCTTCATCAAGGCTACGTGCGTGGCTATGGGCGCTGTTCACCATAACACCGGCCACGACTCTGCTACGATCTACCGTCCGGGTGACACGCATGTTATGGGCGATATCGGTTATAAAGATGTTCGGGTAAAGAGCAGAGGCGCGTCAGAGACAATGCGGCAGTACTTTGTTCGCACATCGACTATCAGAAACGAAAAGTATCGCGACACGCTATGGCAGCATAACATCATTGCCACCAAGTCTATGAAGAACGCGGTTGCCCACGCTGTGGACTGGTTAAAGCCCATACACGCTGCAGATTCTATACGGCTAACGTCTGTCGCAGCACGCACTATTATTGATAAATCGGTGCACGAGCATGCCGAAAAAGTAAAGGGTCTATTCAAGCAACTGTTCGGGGAGTCTACCTACGGTAACAAGTTCGATCTGCCGATCTATAATGAACTAAGGTATATCACTTTTGCATCGCCGGAGTTGAATAAGCTACTTACCGAGTTCAACGAGAACCTTAATGGGTGGCGCGACGCCAAGAGCATTGCCCAGCGCGGCATCCACTATGTGGGGCTGACTGATAACTACGGGCAGCTAGTAGCCGATGTGGCCCGCTGCGAGGCGCTGGGACACAGCACGAAGATCAGCGATATTATGCGGTTTCCGGCTATGGGCCTTCCCGAATGGGTGCAGGGCCGCGTGGCTGTGTTGCAGATGATGTCGCCTCAGACGTATGTTCCGGGTGTTGGCTTACGAGTAGACGATAAAATATTCTATGTCATGGAGGACGAGGTGGAATGAAGGGGAGAGTGCACGATATGATGCTAAGGGATCGCCTTGTACGGGCTGATCTATCCCGCGCAGCCGCCGGTACGGACTCGCCACGTGTAACGCAGATTAAAGGTAGGGACAAAGACGTATCAGCCCTACGCGCCCAGTGGACGGGCGATATAGAGAATGTTTACCGGGTACTAGTCGGTCCGACTATCGAGGTTGTGTGCCTTGGCATCGACAGCGTAGACAAAGAGGTCGAAGGTACTTACGCTGATATGTCCGAGCTACCTGCGTGGATGCAGGAGCGTGTTGCCGTGCTGTCCATGATGAAGGTGGACCCGCCACAGACTAAGATCGAGGGTATCGGCATGCGTGTTGATGAGAGCGTGTATTGGGTGATTAAGGGCGAGTGACCTAGAAGCGGCTAACAACAATGGATATAAACAAGAGAAGGAATGCCAATTTTGATACGAGAACCTGAAAATATGACGCAAGAGGCGCTTGATGGTATCATAGCAGCATTGCCAAAAGAGCTGTCAGAGGCAGAGATTTCCGCGCTAACAGTGACGTTATACAACTCTTACGGGGTTGACGCAGTTGACGCTATAACCTCACTCATCGTTGTGATCTATATCATCGGCGAAACAAACGGTCTCGCAAAGTCGTTTATCTCCGCGGGGCTACGTAGGGCCGCAGACCGCGAGGAAGCCCATGTTCGGGCAACGCACTGATGGCAGCTACTCCTGAGAAGAAAGTCAAAGACAAGGTGGTCGCCCAGCTTAAAGCGCTGGGGGCCTACTACTTCTACCCGGTAACGAGCGGGTTCGGTGCATCGGGTGTGCCTGACATCATCGTCTGTTATAAGGGTCGGTTCTTCGGGCTCGAGTGCAAGGCCAACGGCAACAAACCTACGGCACTGCAACAGATGAACATCGATAAGATCAACGGCGCGGGCGGCATCGCCATCGTCATCGACGAAGACAACATGAATGAAGTTAAAACAATCTTGGAGAAAGAGCGCTGATGGCACCGCGACGCAAAACCATAACTAGGGATATGATGGAAGCCGCGTTGGCTAAGAATTGGAACGCCACCCAAGCGGCGGCGCATTATGGTTTCCAAGACAAGTCAATCGAATCTGCCTGTGAGCGGTTTGGAATTACGCTGCCAATGATGAGCTTCCGCAGGCCGCTCCCTTTGAAAAAACGCGAATGGGTAGATACGATAAAGACCGACGCGCCTGATCGGATTGACCAGTCTGACAAGAAGGTGAAGCTATCAGCAAGCAGGGATGCCATTGAACGGGCCCTGCGAAAAATCGCTGGTAAATAACACTAAAAAATACTAAACAACGCTAACGCGTGTATAAAATGGAGTCAACAATGGCTAAATCTTCTAAGGAAGAAAAGAGGGTCTGGGAATACCTACTACAAAACCGCACTGCCGAAGCTGCCGACGTAGTCCTAGCCTGTGGAGTATCACTAGGAGTCGCGCAGACCTGCATCGACCGTATCGGAACACCGCGTGAGGTATTTGCACGAGAGGCGTTGACCGGACAGGTTAAGGAGGGCCGCAAGGACGATGGTGGCAAAGTGCCGTATCACCTTCTTGCCCCCGAGTTTCTGGATGCTACTGCGCAGGTTCTCAAGTTCGGGGCGAATAAATATTCAGAGCGCAACTGGGAGCTAGGTATGGACTGGAGCCGCCCATTCTCTGCCTTGATGCGGCACATGTGGGCGTGGTGGCGTGGAGAACAAATCGATCCAGAAACAGGCATGAGCCACCTATGGCACGCTTGTGCATGTATAATGTTTTTGATAGCATATGAGCAAAGAGGAGTTGGTACAGATGACCGGGCAAAAACTACGTCACGCGCTTTGCTGCCCTGATGCACCGCATTTAGCGTTAGGATTATGCTCTACACACTACCAAAAGCGTAAGGCATGGAAAAACGGAGTGCGCCCCAGTGCCCCGCAGGAGTGTGATTGGCTAGACGCCCTAGTCGAACAAGCTAGGGGGGAGAAGAAACAGCGAGCCGTAACCTCCGCGGTAACTCGCCGCGCAGATGCAAACGCTAAGCGTACAGTAGATAAGGGGCATCGTAAGTACACAACTAAGTACAGGTACGGAGTTACACAGGAGTATATAGAGCGTTTACGGGATAAACAGGGCGGCAAGTGCGCGATATGCGGGAAAGAAGGGCCGCTATACATAGACCACTGCCACACAACTAATGTTGTTCGGGGGCTTCTATGCCCCGGGTGCAATACAATGCTTGGGGTTATCGAAACTCGGGGCCACTTACTGCCTATGGCGAAAGAATATATCGAGGCCCGGAACACGGGCAAGGACGACCGACCCAATACTTAATCAAAGGAAACGAAAGAATGAGCATGAACTATTTCACACCCGCAGACTTAAAACAGCTTGATGCCACTTATAATTACACGGCTCGCGCAGGCTTGGGCTTTGCCATCACCCCCGACAACGAGCAGGTTTTTGTCCCCGCCCGGGACGTGGAGCGTCTTAACCTTGGGGTTGGCGACACCATCCGCATCTGGGCAACAGACAACTATGCCTCTCCACATACGGCGCACTACCCGTCACGCTGGCGTGCAGTAAGAGTCGAGATCACATCTCGAGTGACTGACCTTGTTAGGGCAGAGCCTAACGTCGCCCCAGCGCCCATGGGGCTTCCTGCCCCAGCTAAGCCGCACGTCACTGATTTTGTCGCTGTGATGGCAGGGCTTATGGATGAACGGCGTCCGTGGTCGGTCAACGAGTTGACCCACGCCATTGCCAAGATCAGTGCTCCACTGGCAGGCACGCCCGACTTGATCCAGAAGGTCGGTGGACGACTGCATACCCTGCACAAGAACGGTGATATCGCTGCGCTCAAGGTCTACGCGAAGGGCGACCAACAAAACGCCAGCGCGGTCTACTACGCTAAGGGTGTGGACGTATTCTACGACCACCTCGATGCACCTCTCGGTGATGAGGAGTAAGACGTGGACATAATAACTATAGACATGGAGACCTACTACGACAAAGACTACTCGCTGTCTAAGATCACCACGGAAGAATATGTCCGTGACCCCCGCTTCCAAGTCATTGGGGTGGGGGTGAAGGTCAACGACGATAAGACCGAGTGGTTCAGTGGAACACACGGCAAGATCAAGGAGTTCTTGGCTCAGTATGACTGGGCTAACTCCGCGGTGTTGGTACACAATATGATGTTCGATGGCTCGATCCTGTCGTGGCGATTTGGTATTCGTCCGAAGGCGCTGTTCGACACACTGTGCATGGCCCGTGCGATCCACGGTGTCGAGAAAAGCGCCAGCCTAAAGGCCCTCGCCGAGAACTATGCGGTAGGGGAGAAGGGCACCGAGGTGCTGGACGCCAAGGGTAAACGTCGCGGAGACTTCACACCGGAGGAGCTATCGGCCTACGGGCGTTACTGTATCAATGACGTAGACCTGACCTACGATATCTTCAACATCATGATGTCCCGTGGGTTCCCGAAGTCTGAACTCAAGTTGATCGACCTAACCCTGCGTATGTTCACTGAGCCTACGATAGGGCTGGATCGGGAGCGTCTCGAGAAGCATCTCGTGAAGACGCAGACTATGAAGGAAGACCTGCTCAAGTCTGCTGGCGTCGAGGATAAAGCCGACCTCATGTCGAACCCGAAGTTTGCCGCACTGTTAGGGACGCTCGGTGTCCCGTGCCCTATGAAGATCAGCCCTACCACGGGTAAAATGACCTACGCGCTGGCTAAGACTGATCAGGGTATGAAAGACCTGCTGGAGCATGATGATCCACAGGTGCAGGCGCTGGCCGCTGCGCGCCTCGGGGTGAAGTCTACGCTCGAGGAGACCCGCACACAGCGGTTTATCGACATCGCTGGGCGGGGCCTGCTGCCTGTCCCGGTGCGCTACTACGCGGCTCATACAGGGCGCTGGGGTGGTGACGACAAGATCAACCTGCAGAATCTGCCTAGTCGGGGGCCTAATGCCAAGGCGCTTAAGAAGTGCATAGTGGCACCAGAAGGCCATAGCATCGTCGAAGCCGACTCGTCACAGATCGAAGCGCGCATGCTGGCATGGCTGGCTGGGCAAGACGACGTGGTGCAGACCTTCGCGTCTAAGGGTGACGTCTATAAGAAGATGGCCTCAGCGATCTACAACGTGGACGAGGCTGACGTGACCAAGGATCAACGGTTTGTAGGTAAAACAACAGTTTTGGGCGCGGGGTATGGCATGGGTGGCGAGAAGTTCCAGCTGGCTCTTAAGAATTCCGGGGTGGACATCACCAAAAACGAGGCGGCTAAGATCATCGGCATCTACCGAGAAACCAACAACATGATCTCGAACATGTGGAAGCAGGCCGGAACCATGCTGCGTTATATGGTGCGTGGTGACGCTATGCCATTCGGTAAGGATGGGGTTCTTGGTGTGGATACCTATGCTCCCGGTATCAAGCTGCCCAATGGCCTTCTGATCCGCTACGATGGACTGCTAGAGAGCGAGAACGAGAAGGGTGGCACCGAGTATTCTTACAAGACCCGCATGGGCCCCACTCGCATCTACGGCGGTAAGGTGGTCGAGAATGTCACGCAAGCACTCGCCAGACTTATCATCGGCGAACAAATGCTGCGAATTAGTAAGAAGTACAGAGTTGTGTTGACTGTTCATGACAGTATCGTATGCTGTGTACCTGACCAAGAAGCCGAAGCCTGCAAAGCCTACGTCGAGCAGTGTATGCGCTGGGTTCCCGCTTGGGCCGAGGGCTTACCCGTGGACTGCGAGGCCGGGGTCGGCAAGAATTATGGAGAGTGCGATGCTTGAGCTGGAGTGGCGGGCCATACCGGGATACGCCTACGAGGTATCTTCGGCGGGCGATGTTCGTAACGCCATAACCCGTAAGGTGCTAACCCCAATGCGCACTGGCTGGAGAGCCGTGGTTAGGTTGTCTACCAATCCGCGGGTAGACTTTCCTGTATCTCACTTGGTGCTATCCGCGTTTAGTGGGGCTCGACCGCTGGGCGGAGTAGCTATGCACATGGATGATGACCCGCATAACAACCATGCAAACAATCTGCGGTGGGGCACCATGCAAGATAATGCTAGAGATATGGCACAAAAGTGTCGGGGAGGTAAGCAGGTGCTAACCGCTGAGGTGGTTACTGAAATCCGTGCGCGGAGGGCATCCGGGGAACGGGGTCGAGAATTGGCTGTAGCGTATGGTATATCCGAACAGCGTGTATGTGACATACATAAAGGGCGTACTACACTATGAGCAGCGCGGGTGCATGGTCTTTTAGTCGGATGAAGGCGTTTGAGACGTGCCCGAAGCAGTACTATCACGTGAACGTCCTAAAGCAGTTTTCGTTCCAAGAGACCGAGGCGACCAGATACGGCACCGAATTCCACAAGGCCTGTGAAGAGTACATCCGTGACGGTAAGCCAATGTCGCCGCAGTTCTCATTCATGCAGCCCGCTATGGAAAAGCTTGCGGCCATGCCGGGGGAGAAGCACTGCGAACTCAAGATGGGGCTCACAGCTGATCTCGAGGCGTGCGGGTTCTTCGATAAGGGTGTGTGGTTCCGCGGCATCGTGGACCTGCTGATTATAGACGGAGACGGGGCCCGTGTCGTAGACTACAAGACGGGCAAGAGCGCGAAGTATGCCGACGTCGGACAGCTGCAGTTGATGGCACTGTCGGTGTTCAAACACTTCCCGCAGGTCAAGAAGGTGAAGGGCGCGTTGCTCTTCACCATCGCCAACGACATCGTGAAGCAGGACTACTCGGTGACTGACGAGGGCGTGCTGTGGAAGCCGTGGGTGATGAAATACGCCGCCTTGGAGAAGGCCCACGAGACAAACGTGTGGAATCCTCGACCTTCTGGGCTATGCCGAAAGTACTGCCCTGTGGTAGAATGTGCCCATAACGGGGGTTGATTGCCATGCCATACACGAAGTCGCCGCGTCCTTATAAGGCCGAATACCAGAAACAAATAGAACGTGGTGAGCACCCGGACCGCATGGAGCGGCAGCGTGCTCGGCGTGCCTTGGACAAGAAGGGCGTTGACCGCACAGGCAAGGACGTGAGCCACAAGAAAGCGTTGGCCAAGGGGGGCAGCAACGCTGACGGCTATAAGCTAGAGAGCCCCTCGAAGAACCGTAGCCGGAACGGCCATAAACCCGGTGAGAAAAAAGGTTAGGGAAAACCCTAACGTCTCGGAGAACGATATGCAGATCATTGATAATAAGGCGTTGCTTCTCAAGCTACGCAATCCAAAACAAGTCACTACGATCATCCCTAAGAGTCGCGCTATCAGCGAGCACGAGGTCATTGTAAACTGGGGCGTACAGGAAACGCACACTCTACGTGGGCTGAACATCAAGGTGCCGTCACCCATCGAAGGTCGCTATAACTGGACGGGCAAGTTCGCCCCAATGGCGCACCAGCGCACGACAGCATCTTTCCTGACCATGTACCAGAGAGCGTTTTGCTTCAACGAAGCCGGGACTGGTAAGACGGCTAGTGCGATCTGGGCTGCAGACTTCCTCATGAAGCAGGGTATCATCAAGCGTGCCTTGGTCATATGTCCGCTCTCGATCATGGACAGCGCGTGGCGCGCGGACTTGTTTACGTTTGCCATGCACCGGACTGTAGACATCGCCCATGGTACCGCAGACAAACGTAAGAAAATCATCGCTCGGAAACCTGATTTCCTCATCATCAACTACGACGGTGTTGAGATTGTCAAAGAAGACATCGCGGCGGCGGGCTACGACCTCATTATCGTTGACGAATGCTTTGTTGCTGGCACCCCCGTGCACACCCCGAACGGTATAACGGCGATTGAGAAGCTCAAAGTAGGAGATGCGGTGTTTACAAGTGATGGGGTACGTAATATAAAAACGGTATCCAAGCGAAAACCAAACAGTCTTGTGGAGGTAAAATTTGATACCGGGGAAATACTTACATGCACACCAGAGCATCCTTTCTTCACTGACTGGGGTTGGGTGCCCGCCAGAGCTCTTGGGGGTAGACGCATCGTGTCTTTATCTGCGCTGTCCGATCTGCGGAAACCACTACAAAGTGGCCCAGAGCAAATGGCGCTTTCACCGGAAGACAAAAACACACACTGGGATGACCTGTGCTCGATCCTGCGGTCGGAAGAGGTGGCATCTCCTGCACCCGGGTCAGTCAGCGCTAAAGTTTCTGACTGTGGAGCAGAGGGCGAAGGGGGTTCGGTCTGGGTTTCACCGTACACCAGAGCAGCGCGAGCACTTATCGAAGGTGGCGATATCGAAAGGGATTCGTCCGATGGTTCGTGGCGGCAACGGTACGGGCATGACTGGGGCGGAGACGTTGCTAGCGGCGCAGCTTCCGGCTGGTTGGCGATGGAACTTCCAAATAGCGTTGGGCAAGAGGCTTCCCGGCTATCCTACGAATTACAAACTCGACTTCGCGTGGCCGGAGAAGAAACTTGGGTTGGAAGTGGATGGAGGCAGCCATCGCACGACGAAGGCTCAGGAGAGGGACAGGAAGAAAACGGAAAAGCTTTCGGAATTAGGGTGGGAAGTGTTACGTATAGAGAACCGGGATGCGACGAATACGTCTACAACCTCGAAGTTGATGGAACTCCTAACTACTTTGTTGGGGGACAACGAGCACTAGTACACAACTGCAGCCACTACAAGAATGCTCAGAGCAAGCGCTGGAAGGTGCTGAACTCGCTGGTTAAGCCCGAGACGTGGCTCTGGATGATGACGGGTACCCCGGCGGCACAAGGGCCCGAGGATGCTTTCGGCTTAGCGAAGCTGGTAAACCCGACGGGTGTGCCTAAGTTCTTCAACGCTTGGAAGGACATGGTGATGTACAAGGTATCTCAGTACCGCTGGAAACCCAAGGAACACTCTGAGCATACCGTGCATCGGGCCCTGCAGCCCGCAATTCGCTACACCAAGGAAGAATGCTTAGACCTACCAGATATGCTCTACGTTAAACGAGACGTGGCGCTGACCAAGCAGCAGGAGCTCTACTACAATCGCCTCAAGAAGCAGATGGTCATGGAAGTGGCTGGGGCGCAGATCACGGCGGTAAACGCTGCGGTGATGATGGGCAAACTCCTGCAAATCTCGGCGGGCGCAAGCTACACCGAATCCGGCGACACAGTGCAGTTCGATATCAACAATCGCTACAGCGTCCTCAAAGAGGTCATCGCTGAGAGCACTCACAAGGTGCTGGTCTTTGTGCCTTTCAAACACGTGATAGAGATGTTGACCGCGCAGCTGACCAAGGATGGCATTACAAACGCTGTCATCAGCGGCGACGTAAAGGCTGGGGACCGAACTGACATCTTTAGGCAGTTCCAAAACCAACCTGACCCTAGAGTGCTGGTCATCCAACCGCAGGCTGCCGCACATGGCGTGACGCTCACTGCGGCGAATACAGTTGTCTGGTGGGCACCGACGTCATCGCTCGAAACCTACGCACAGGCTAACGCCCGGGTGCACCGCAAAGGGCAATCCAACAAGTGCACCGTAGTTCAGCTGCAGGGGTCGGGCGTAGAGCGCAGGGTCTACAAGATGCTCGACGAGAAGATTGACGTGCATACTAAGGTTGTCGATCTTTATAAAGAATTGCTTGACTAGTGTAACAGATACCATTAGATATCAATTTCTGATAGTGAAGGAGAACCACTATGACTGATGATACCGTGGGCGAAACCGCCCTAACTCCCGACACGATGACCAAAATCTACATCAAAATCCGCGACAAGCGGGCCGAACTCAAAGCAGAGTTTGAGCAACAAGACGAGATTCTGGAGATGCAGATCAACGCTATCAAGTCGGAACTGCTCGACTACTGCAAGACGCAGGGTATCGAAAGCGTTCGCACCCCATCGGGAGTGTTTTACCGGACGATGAAAACGCGCTATTGGACCAACGACTGGGACTCGATGAACAGGTTCATCTTGGAAAATGAGGTCCCGCAGTTCTACGAGAAGCGTCTCAATCAGACTGTCGTAAAGCAATTCCTTGAAGAAAACCCTGACGTGCTACCGCCCGGCCTAAACGCCGATAGCGAGTACGTCATCACCGTGAGGAAGAAGTAATGACCGAAACCCCATTCGCCACCATCGAGGAAGTAGCAAAGTACTTCGTCGTCTCGGTTGCGACCGTGCGTACATGGCTGCGTAACGGCACCATCCCGAAGCATACCTACCTCAAGGTAGGCAACACCTATAGGTTCAACCTGCCCGACGTGGCGACGGCCCTCGTAAGCGCACCGAAGGCTCCGGTGCAGTTAGAAATGAACTTCGATAACGACAACGATAACTAAGGAGAACGACATGAGTGAAATGACCCTTTTCGGCGCGGGCAACCCGCTGGTTAACAGCGACCTATTCAAATCGCTGCGTGACATGAACAAGACCCTCGCTGGCGGTGGCGCTGGTGGCGGTAAGCGTATCTCGATCAAAGGTAATAAATTCCGCCTCTTTATCGATGGTGAGCAGGTCTCCGTGTCCAAGGAAGACTATCTGAACGTCGTGGTAGTTAACGCCGCTGCGATCTCGCGTACCTACTATGAGGGCACCTACGATTCAAACAACGCTTCGGCCCCAACCTGCTGGTCCACCGATACCCGAACCCCTGCGGCAGAAGTCCCTGCGGATCAAAAGAAAGCCTCACGCTGCGCCGACTGCCCAATGAACGTCAAGGGCTCGGGACAGGGCGACAGCCGTGCCTGCCGCTACAATCAGCGTCTGGCCATCACGCTCGAGGGTAAGCCGGATGAGGTCTACCAGTTGCAGCTGCCCGCCACCTCACTGTTCGGTGATGGCAAGAACGGTAAGATGCCCATGCAGGCATATGCCAAATTCCTTGACGCACACAACACGCCGATCATCGCAGTCATGACCAAGATGTCGCTGGACGAAAACTCGGAGACCCCGAGGCTATTCTTTAGCCCTGTGCGTCCGCTGACCGAGGAAGAACTACATGCGGCTGTTGCAGTTAAGGACGGCGAGGATGCTATCAAAGCTATCACGTTGACTGTCGCACAGACTGATGGTGTCAAGAAGAAGGACTCCGCAGCGGGGACCAAGAGTTACAACCCCGCCAAAGAAAAGATCATCGTTGATGATGAAGATGAGGTGGAAGAACCCAAGAAGGTCGCCGCCAAAAAGACCGCCACGGTATCTACTGATCCCAAGGCAAACATCTCGGCTCTTGTCGCGCAGTGGGACGACGAGTAATCCTTAACAGGCTCACCGCGACGGGGGATAAAAATAACCTCACCTCGTCGCGGCACCCCAACAGGAAGAGTGGCGGCAATGGATACAACGACGTTTTTGCGGTCCGTTCTTGGGACTGCGGGCTCCTACTGCGTTCTTGCGCTCAGCGAGGGCAGACGCATCCAGAAGTTCTACGATACCATCGAGCAGCTTGAGCACGCTGCGCTGAACTTCGATGAAAATGGTTTCGATGCCTACTACGCCCTTGGTACGTTCGAGGAAGCAGGGTCACGTGAAGCCGATAACGTCAAGCAGATGCGCGCGTTCTTTATGGACCTCGACTGTGGCGTTAACCTCAAGACGGGCAAGGACAAGGAATTCTCTGACCAGCATACTGCTATCTTGGCGCTCAGGGAGTTCGTTAAGACTACCGGGCTGCCCCGCCCGTTCTTAGTCAACTCCGGCTACGGTGTGCACGTTTACTGGCCACTGACCGCGCCCGTAGACTTTATGACGTGGCTCCCGGTTGCGGAGAAGCTAAAGGCGCTGGCCAAGGCCAAAGGCTTTAAGGCCGATGAGGCTGTGACTGCTGACGCCGCTCGGGTGCTACGAGTGCCGGGGACGCATAACCACAAGGGCGACGATCCTAAACCCGTCAGCTTTTTCGGCATTGCGGAGCCTACCCCCGTCGAGTTCTTTGACTTTGCTGCACGGCTAGAGACTGTTGCTGGTAGTCTGCCGACTAACCTTCCTACCAGACGCTACTCACCTGCGGTGACAAACAGTGCAATGATGGACGCGCTGATTGGTAAGCGTGAAGCGTCGTTTAAAGCTATCATGCAGAAGACTATGGCGGGTAAGGGCTGCGCCCAGCTGGCCTACTGCATCGAGAACCGCGCTGATTTGGATGAACCTATGTGGCGCGCGGCGCTCTCTATTGCCAAGCACTGCACCGATATGGCTAAGGCCGTGAAGGCTGTATCGCAGGGTCACGCCGGATACGACGAAGATGAAGCGATGTGGAAGGCAGACCGCATTAAGGGGCCCTATCTCTGTACGCGCTTCGAGGAGTACAACCCGGGTGGGTGCCAAGGCTGCCCCAACTGGAACAAGATCAAGTCACCCATCGTCCTTGGTCAGCAGTTCACTGAGGCTACGCCCGAGGATAACACCATCGTCGTAGCTGACCCGCAAGCGCCCGAGGCACCACCGAGGGTCTATGAAATCCCGGCCTATCCAAGCCCCTACTTCCGCGGCAAGGACGGCGGGGTGTTTATCCGTATAATTGACGACGAGGGTGAAGTCAGTGAGCGGATTGTCTGGCACCACGATCTATACGTCGTGCGCCGTTTGTATGACCCAGAGCAGGGTGAAATTATCGAGATGCGGCACCACCTACCCAGAGACGGGGTTAGGTCTTTCGTGGTGCCCCTCTACGTCGTTACGTCGAAGGAAGAGTTTCGAAAAGTCCTCGCCACCAATGGCGTCATAGCGATCAACAAGGAAGTGGACGCAATTATGAGCTTTACGCAAAGCATGGTTAAAGACCTGCAGATTACCACGCAGGCAGACAACGCGCACCGCCAGTTCGGCTGGCTGCCCGACTTCAAGGGGTTCGTTCTTGGGGATAAGGTGATCTACGAAGACCGTGTCGATTTCAACGCACCGTCAGCCGCAACACGCGGGATGATTGAGTTCTTTGAACCCGAAGGCACTCTCGATGGATGGCGCTCTGCGGTTAATTTCTATAACCGCCCCGGCTTCGAGCTGCATCAGTTCATCACCTGCGTCGGTTTCGGCTCGGTGCTGATGAAGTTTCTTCCGATCAACGCCGCGCTCCTGCATATCTGGTCGAAGGACTCCGGTTTCGGTAAGACGCACGCCCAGTATGCGGCGCTATCGATATGGGGTGATCCTCGTAAGCTACTACTCCAAGAGCGCGATACCCATAACTCCCGCATGAACCGCGCCGATGTGATGCACAGTCTGCCGGTCTGCATGGACGAGATCACCAACATCAAGCCCCAAGACGCTTCCGACATGATCTATCAAATCACCGGGGGTCAGCAGCGCAATCGCATGTCTTCAACAGGCAATACAGAGCGTTATCGCGGTGATCCTTGGAACCTACTATTCGTGACGTCGGCAAACTGCAGTCTGATCGATAAGGTATCTATGGCCAAGGCAATGCCGAAAGCGGAAGCCCAGAGGGTTCTGGAGATCGAGACGAGTAAGCTCTTTACCGAGAAGGCTGACAAGCGCCAGACCGATGAGTTCAGTGCCAAGGTCCAGAGCAACTACGGCCACGCGGGCATCCTGTTTGTGCAGTACGTGATGTCCAACCTTGCGGAGACGAAGCTCCTCGTCGAAACACTGCAACGTAAAATCGATGAGGCCGCAGACCTTGGCCCGGAGAACCGTTTCTGGTCGGCAGCTGTTGCCACCTCTCTCGCCGCTGCGGTGATCTGCAAGCACCTAGAGCTCTTGGACTATGACATACCCACACTGCGCGACTACATCATCAAGAACATCCTCAAGGCCAACAAGATAGTCAGCGCTGAGATGTCCCTTGACCCGATGGACCTCGTGACAGCCTACACCTACCAGAACTTGGGCCGTATTCTGCAGATCAAGTCCACTATCGACCGTCGCAGCAAGGAGAACGGCAACGGCATAGATGATCTAGTTGTGCCGGACCAGCAGCCCAAGACTGCCGACATAATCGGGCGCTACGAGACCGATCTGCACGTGTTGTACCTTCTGCCGTCCCCGTTCAAGGTCTGGTTGGCCGAGCAGCAGGTCAACTACAACTCAGTTATTGCCGAGCTCAAGGTCAAGTATAATGCCAAGAAGTCCAAGGTGCGGCTGACGAAAGGCACCAAGATGCAGATGCCCGTGGCCGATACCATCGAGATACCGATTGTTCTGGGCGACGTTAATGGCGAAGAAAGTAAATGAGTTAGACCCCGACGGTGTACGTATCATCGTGCCGTGGCAAGAACTGCATGTGGGGGGCTCCTTCTTTGTCCCCTGCATCAACATCGAGACCTGTGAGAAGCAGGTTCAAAGTGTGGCAGAAAGGTTAGGGATCAGCCTAACATGCAGGCAGCGGATTGAAGCCCAGCGCTTGGGGTTGCGGATATGGAGAACCACATGATATTGTGTGCCTGACAGAACAGCTCGCCGCCCGCTTGCCTACTGTCGGTTCTCCCAACTGGCCCCGGCTTCGTGCCGGGGCTTTTTTCTTAGAAGAGCTGGAACCCTTGGTTGTACATCCCCTCCAGATCGATCAGGGCTTCCCGTACTATCGGGTTGATCGACACACCACTCGACATTTCCTTAGACGTGCGTTGGTGGCTCTTAAGCGAGTCTTTGAGGAACTCCCCATCAATAACTGCTTCGGGAAACCGGTCTTTGATCTCCGCATTGAACGCACGGATATCAGCCATAGCTTCTTGTGCGCCCTCGATGTCGCCCTGACGTAGTGCGATGTAGTAGAGTTTTGACAGTTCCGAGCGCTTCTTGGAGACCTCGTTGCTGATCCTAACCTTGAGTTGGTTAATGTCCTGCTGCAGCGTGGCCTTCGTTGGCGTAAAGCCAAGCATCTGTCCTAGCAAATCACTGGAACCAAGATCGCCAGTGATGACGTCCTTACGCCGCGTCTCGATGGAAGCGCCATCGGCCAGATAACGCCCCGCTTTGATGAAGTTACGGACTGCCGCTGGTACCATGTTCTCAATGCCACGCACCATGTCGCCTTCCCCGCCAGTCATGGCCGTATAGAACTCCGAGATACCACGACCGAACTGCGTTGCAGTAGACCATGCAGGGCCTCCGATAGCCGCCACAAGGGTTTCTTCTGCCGACGCATCGGTGTTGTAGCGGTTTTCACGGAGCAAGAGCCCGGTAAGCCCGATACGGGACGAGATGTCGAACCCAGATATGTCCGACAGGAAGCCTTTATAAATTCCTTCACCGAGATAGCGACGTGTCAGCATGTCTGCATCTTCCTCGTCATCGCCGAGGAACGCGTTTGCTACCGTGGACACAAGCCCATAGAGGGGCACACCTGCGATACCGGCAAAGGCAAAAGACGATAGCTGCAGACCAACAAGCTGCTTAAAAGCTACCCGCCGATCTTCTGGTGTGAAGTCAGGATCATTACTACCTAGCGTCAACTGCTTTATAAGCTTCATCTGCATGTAAAACAGCGAAAGCCCGAAGTTTTTGTACATGAGAGCTACGCGCCCGATACCCTTCTGGGCCCAGCGCGGTGCGGTAGCGAGAGTAGAACCACCACCCGTTTCAGTTGCCTGATATACAGCGCGCTCGGCAGCGCGGGTGCGTCGTTGGTCTTCGGTGAGCCCACGCTCAGCTTCGGTTGGCTTGTTCCGCAGACGGGCGAGTTCGAGATTATAGGCCGCGACGAGAGTAACCTGACGGTTGGCGCGTTCAACTTGGTGAAACAAGGCACCGGATATGGCAGAGAAACGATCACCGAAGCTCCGCGCGCGTCCAACATCCTCGGCACCGATGCTATCGTAATAAATCGAGCGGTTCAGCTGCCCGTTCTTAGACGCAACATCCACAAGAGGGGCGAGTTCCTGCAGCATCGGGCGAAGTTCCGGTGCGATGTCGTCGCGCAGGACGTACTCGTTATTACTATTCAAGACGAAGTAGTTGTCTATGGACGGCATAGCCCGAACCTTGGTTGTCTTCTGCCCTTCAAACTGCGCAGGGAGTTCGATCTCACGGCTAAGGCCACTGTTCAGGAATAGCTTATAGGCACTGCCGATTGCAGCGGCAGATGATCGGCTGCCATAACGCCCAGCTAAGTACGGGTAGAGCACAACGGGGACTGACGACAAGTTCACCAGCGCCGAGGACACGTTCAAGCCAATAGTAAACGTAAAGGCCCCACGGTTAACTGTCTGCACCATGCGCTCGAGCATATCGGCAGGGGGGTTAGTGGCAAAGTTGGCACGGGCAACGAGCTCCTCGACTACCGCTACCTTGTTCTGGTCATTGGTATTTCTTGCCTGATCCTGAATGGCATCCGACACGGCTCTGATCTTGTTGCTGTAGGCGTAGCGGACACCCTGTCGTCCAAGGCTGTAACCCTTAACGCGAAGTGCCTCCAACGAGTCCTCCATGTAGCCACGCGTATTCTTACGCCGCTGCAAAGACTTAGCAAACGATGTTTCCGGTAGCGCATCTACAAAGAGTTTGGTGATCTCCTGCTGAATGCTCGAGGCTGTAGCTGCATCCACCCCGGTGTTGGCGAGATTGGACCGGATAATAGACAGCGTGTCACGCACAAATAGAGAGTCCGGTGTACGCCCCTGCCGCACCACGTCGAGCGTGGAGTAGTAGTTAAAGATTGGTTTCCCATCTGGGCCCTTGGTAACTTCCGACATAGCCTCGAGTTCTTTGGCGGCGCGGTCACGCGCACGGGGGCTTTCGTAAGCCTCCTTTACAGGCTCAGTGGTGTTGGTCTCGGGGTCAAAGGCGGAATATTCTAACCAGTAGTCGCCCTTACGAGCCAGCGGGAAGTACGGCTCGATGCGGTTCATGTCGAAGAACTTTGTGTAGATGCTCTGCTTTACCTCAGCGGCTAGCGTGGGGTTGGATGAGAGAATAAAGTCAATTTTGCCCGAGAGAGCCTCGCGCAGGCGCTCGTACTGCTTGCGGTACAGCTGGCGCATGTTGTTATAGAGATCATGCCCATCCCTACCAATAGCGGCCCAGTCCTTCTGCAGTGCGTCATACATACGCATTTTGTCGGAGTCGGCACCGTACTTCTTTAGGGCCTTCTCGCGGGTCAGAGACGGATCGACTTGGTTGACTGTGGAGCGCGTGACGACGCGGTCGAACAGCGGCTTGAGGTTGGGGTTGTTCTTCACCCACTTCTGGGCGATCTGCAGAACGCCATCTACCTCTTGGTCAGACTTGACAGCAGCTGCATCCATCTGCTGGACGCCGTCCTGTAGATCATAGGCACCGTCAATCTTGTAGTGTGCGGCCACGTCGGCCAAAGGCTGCATCCCCATAAACCCGAGAACGGTGCGCTTCGCGCCCCAAGATGCGCCAGACAAAACACTAGAGGCGTCGTCGCCGAACTGTTGAGCAAACTCCTTGGTACGGCCCGGGAAGGAGCCGTCGATCTGCGCTACGCGATTAAGGATCGTTGCGCCCTCTTCCGGCGTGGAGATGTCGGTCACGCTGATTGGGAAATCGAGTATCTGCATGACCATCTGGTCGGTAATGTCGAGAGCGCTACGCAGCTGCCTTGGCTGCAAACCGATAAGTCTACGGACAAGGTTAATGATCTCGTTTGTGAACCGCTGTACCGCAGATATAGGTTTACCATCAGGGTACAGTTGGGACAGTTCGCGTTGAAACTGCGGGTCAGAGAAAGCATCAGCGACAAACTCGAACAGATTTTTCTGTCCATTTAGTTGACCCAGTTTCGGTGCCACATCAGCAAATATTTGCTCCATGCGTTTGCGCATAGGGGAGGCTTCGTTGAGCAGCTCTCGTGCCGTAGCAGCGTGCGTCATCTCGTGCAGCAGTGTCGCGACGTCCATACCATAGACAGAATCCAACAAAAGCTCGCTCGTCTGGCGGCGATTAGTTAGACGATACTGTCCGCTTATTTCAGCCCCGTTGCGGTCGTCGCGTAGATCATCCACGATTCGCACCGAGGTGCCCGTCGCGTAGGGAGCCAGCGCACGGACAATACGCTTGATACGGTCATTAGGCGCGTACATCTGCAGGGCGCGAAGCGCTAGCTCGAGATTACCACGGCGTAGCTGATTGACCACTGCCGGGTGCAGGGGGGAGCCAAGGTCCAGAACGTCTTGTGGGCGGTTAAACCGTAGCCCAAGGATTTGATCAGTAACGAAGTCGATCTGGTCTTCTGCCGTCATCTTCCGCATGCCCGCGGCACGTTTCTGCGGGGGCACCTTAGTCTCTTGGACTGCGCCCAATAGGGCATCGAGTCCCTTTCCACCAAGAGATACGAGACGCTGCCCCTCTGCTTTTTGTGCGGCCTTGGTCTTAGCTTGAGCAGTCAGTTCCTGCTCGAGCGCGGCTCTTTCCTCGGTGTTGGCCGCGCGTCCACCGATAGCGGTAGAACTAGGCAAAGATGATACAGCCCGCATTGGCACCTTGGCCTCTTGGGCTTTGCGGTACTTTCGTTGCAGGTCACGTACTTTGACCTGCGCCTGCGGGGACATGTTAGCCTCTACCCACGCGAGAGCTTGCTTAGCGCGCTCTTGGGTCATACCCGAGAAGAACTCGCGCTCCGCAGGGCTGATTGTCTCGTCACCTGCAGGCAACGCGCCGGTTTCAGTTTCGAGCGCTTTCTGATTTTTGAACCGCTGGTTCTTTAGCGTGGCGTCGGCAACGATGAACTCGAGAGCATCGATGGGGCGTTTGAACTGCGAGAAGTACATCTGCGCGTTCTCGGCAGGGGCCATACCCTTCTTGCCCTTCTTGATAGCACCGGGCTGGAGCAGCCCGAGCACTCTACGCTTATCTTCCGACGTCGTCGGATCATCCAGAACAAGTGCGTCGGGGGTCGAATATTCGTCGATGAGCGAAGCCAGTTCCGGTTTATCTGCCATGCGTGCGGTCCACGCAGCCTCGAGTTCGCTCTGCGCAGCCGAGTTGGATGCAACCTCACGGACGTCGCGCATAGGTGCCAGCTGACGCTGAGCATCACGGACCTGTAGTTCAGTCGGAGAACCCGTAAACGCGGGGGCAGTCAGTGCAGGGCGCTCTGTTCCCGCTGCTGTATCAGCAGCCACAGGCACCGACATATCTCCTCCCAGTCCTCCGCCCGTAGGTGTTTCAGTCCCGGTGGAGCCTGTAGCGATGCTATCGACCCCTCCGCTTCCTTCCACGCTTGGTCCACCACTCGGAACGCCAACTCCCACTTCTTCTGGTTTAACCGCTGCAGCCTCGGGGACATTTGGGGCCTCCTGCTTGGGGGCAATAGCCGGTGCTTCCGGTGCGGGCTGTCCAGTGATAAGCCGCGCGACGAGCGCTTTGTTCGCGGCGGTAGCCTTATCATTTTGCGCCCAGCGGTTGAGCGTCCTAACAACAGCGCTGTCTGTTAGGGGTTTCCCTACCATCTTACGCAACGGCGCTGATTTAGCCGTGCCAACGCCGAGCTGCGTCACAAGATCATCGGTCAAAACTGGCACAGTTGATTCGGCGGATACGATACCCGGCACTGTCTCCGCTGGGAGGACTTCGGATTTTGCAACGGCCTCATTCGTGACAGGAACTGCCGCTTTTGGCACCGCAGTCGCCGTAGCTTTCGGCACGGTGGTGGGTTTTTTCTTGAGTGTTGGTTCGACTGGAACTTCTGCCGGGACAGCGGCGGCTTCGAGGCCAAGAGAGAGCTGTTCTTCTTCGGGTGTAGGCTGCAGTTCCAACTTAGCTGGCAGCACTGAGCCTCCTACCTCGGGGGCAGTGGGGAGGAACAACTCACCTTGCTCCTGTCCGGTCACAAACCCCGGACGCGTAGACGGCGTTAGGGGTAACTCCATCTGAGTTTGTAGATCGGCGGGATTAATAGTAGCCGTAGCAGCTCCCGGCGCTTCTCTAAGGCGAGGGCCACCGACTGCGCCGCCGATACCACCAGCAGCGACACCGAGGACACCGCCAGCCACACCGGCGTCGATATATTCTTGGATAGCATCGGGGCTGTCAACTGGCAGACCCGCCTGATAGCGCTCTAATATCTGCTGGCCAACTTCATTTAGGGATTCCGTTGTGCCGCCAACCGCTGCGCCAGACAGGGCCCGGGTAAACAGTTTGGCACCGGGGCGAACAAAGACACCTGCACCTGCCAACGCATTAGTTACAGCGGTAATCCCAGCCTGCCCAACTGTGGAGCCGAGGGCGTCGGTTAGATCAACAGCGTCTCTACGGCCCGCTGCAACTTCTTCCTCTTGGCGCTGCACGTTAGCACCGAACAGCATCGGGGCCTCAGTAAGACCAGAGCCGATACCGAAACCAGCCAAAGCCCCCGCTGGGCCTCCGAAGCTACCAACAGCAGCGCCAACAGCGCCACCCGCCAGACTCGTACCGAGCTGAGGCAACTGCTCGCCTGCCAATTCACCAGCGTATGTAAGCCCCGCGCCAATAGTTGGGAAGAAACCTTCGGCAGCAACAACATCTTGACGCGTAGTCGGTGCAGGCTGCAGAAGGCTTAGCTCAAACTGGCGCTGCGCAGCTGCGTCTTCCATACCCCGGCCATATTCGGCGATGCTGGGCAGTCCAACCTGCTGACCGATAGTCTCTATAGTAGTGCCAAAGAGGGACTTTGCGCTGGCCTTGCCGCGCTCAAGACCGCGACCAAGAGCTGTACCATCGTCCGGTTGCGCTAAAGGTTTGCCGAGCGTCGCTTCGTATTCCGTAGCAAACGCACGTTCTTGCTCGTCCAAATATGCACGGATGCGCGCCTGCTCTGTCTCAGAGGGAGTATCACCCTTGATATTAACGCTGTAGGTCTTCCCGCTTAGACGGCCCGGAACCTGAATAATACCCATGCGAAGACTCCTTTACTTAGCCAGAGTATACGTAAAGGTGCCGCTCTAGGCTAGTCTGGTTATTGGTCTTATTCGTCAGCGAAGTTTGGGACTTCGTCGGCTCCGCCATCCGTAGCTGTAGACCCGTAGAGGATAGTATCCCGAAGCGCCAGTTTGTTATTTAGCTCTTGCTGTACTGCGGCAAGCTGCATTTCCGCTTCCGGTGTAGTCGGTGGCATGACTGCTGAGTTAGCAATCAACCCATCTAGGCGCTCGATATCTGAATTTATCTGCGTAAGGAGACGCCCTGTCCCTGCAGATAGACCGAAACCACCGCTATTACTACCTCCGCCACTACCGCCACCAGATGCTGCTTTAGCCCGCGCTGCACGAGACTGCGCAATGGCACCTGTGAGCTCGAGTTTTTCTTTGTCGTACTGGTCCCGTGCACTGCGCGCAGCTTCGATACCTTTGAGTCCGGCTTCGCCAAGAGCGCCCCCAAGCGTTGGCTGTCTGGACGACATAAGGTTCAAGCCTACCTGCGCCAGCGCCAGCCACTTGTCCTGCTCGGCTGCCTTCTCGCGCTTTGACAGTGTATCCATGAGCGCCTGTTCGTAGGACGATACGCCACCGGCCCCACCGCTAGTTCCACCGCTGGTTCCACCTTGCGACGCGGCAGCGGTTTGTGCTCCACCTTGCGGCGCGGCAGCTGGCTGTGCTCCAAGCAACGCAGCGCTTTGTGCTGCGAGTAACCCCTGTGGCGCAGCTGCTCCGGGCACTGCAGTAGTCGTAGGCAGCGGTTGAAGCTTTGGCACTTCGGGTGTGGTACGTCTCGCCTGTTCTGCGGCAATCGCAGCTTGGTCTTCGACAGTACGCCCTCCCATAGCTCCCAAAATAGCGTCAACGTAAGACCCAGAAGAGCTTAGAGGATCGTATGTAGGCATAACAGGGGCCCCAGAACGACTGACGGCTCTTGGTCCTTGTTGAGATTCCATTGCTGTAGGCAACCCTGTCTGCGGTGCTGCGCGTCCCATTTGAGCGGAATACGCCAGTTCTTCACGGTTCTGTCTGGACTGATCCATACCCGGAAGAGCTGCCAGAAGTTCGCTGATGGACGGTTCCGCGCCAGAAATTACTTCTGGACGCACAGTGTTTGTATTTGCGGAACGCGCTATCGTATCCTGCAATAGGACATCATTTAGTGGAGAGCTGTTCGCCCGACGTACTCGTTCTTGGAGATTAGGTAGCCCTTCGCGCCC